GAATCTTCTAGCAAATGCCAAGCAAATGCTAGCGAATCTCTAGCAAATGCTACAAATTCTCTGGCAAATGCTACAGATATTCTAGCAAATGCTAGCGAATCTCTAGCAAATGCTAAGCAAATGCCAGAGTCCAAAGAAAGTTCCCCAAACCCTTCAAAGAATATATATTCCGTTCCTACGGAACGGGAAGATAATATAAAATTATCTTCTCCTTCTAGCGCGCGCACGAGGAAATCGAAACCGAAGGAGTTTACCATCTGCCACAAGGGACGGCAAATATTCGAGAAGTATTACCAAGAACTCTATGACTCCGCCTATTATTGGCAACCCAAGGATGCAAAGGCTATGAACTCTATCCTAAAGAAGATTTCTTTTGCTAGAAGTCACAAAACAGTGCCGCTTCCGATAGATGACGAGAGCTTGCTTAAGGCATTGGAAGAGTTTCTGCGTCGTATCGACAAGACTTGGATAATGAACAATTTTTCGGTTAACAAAATTGATTCTCAATACAACGAGATAGTATCAGAAATGAAAAATCATAGACAAAACGTAACAGACAATGGAAACAATACAAAGACAGGATGGAAAGCTCCAGACCACAAAGACACATCAGCGTATCGGTCGGGGTTTGGAGTTGCCGTTGGAAAATAGAGAAGTCAAGAACTTTCTTTACTATGCCTACAAACGAGAGGTAGAGAAAAGAAAAAGAACGTTCGTCTTCACTGACGAGCTAAAGGAAGCAATATCGAAAGTCGGGGATTTTCTTACTATAGAGACAAACTTTTACGGGCTGTTTATGCCCGGCAGTATTGGAAATGGCAAGACTACAATGCTAAAGGCTATTCGAGATTTGCTAGTTCATCTTGTGGACTCAAACAAGATTAGCTATTGCGAGGGTGACAAATATCCGCGATTCGTCAAGGCTAGAGATATGGCTTACATGATTCACGAAGACATAAACGAGTTCAGAGCAATCATGAACACTAAGTTTCTCTTGATTGACGATTTGGGTGCTGAGCCAACGGAGATAGTCACTTACGGAATGCACTACAAGCCGTTTGACGAGTTGTTGGACTATCGCTATGAGCAGATGCTGCCCACGATTATAAGCTCAAACCTAACGGCCATTGACATCGGACAGAAGTACGATGACCCAAGAATTGTAGATAGAATGCACGAAATGTTTGATATTTTAAGTTTTGAGGAGGTATCGTTCAGATGAGTTTAGCACAATCACCATATCAGAATCAGCCATTAGTGAATGACACAAAGGCTGAGCAGTATGTTATCGGAAGTCTTCTTGTTGATCCTACCGCATACACTCTAGTAAGCCAGTATCTAGATGAAGACTGTTTTTACGACCCCATGTGTAGGGATATATGGAAGGCTGTTGATAATATGGGAAAGCAAGGTATGCCGATAGATGTCATATCAGTTTCTGCCGAGCTCAGTAAGCAGAAGTCGAATGTAACAGCATTGGACTTGATGAACATTTCGGCACAGATTGCATCATCTGCACATGTAGAATATCATGCCATCAGATTGCAGGACCTTGGTAGAAGAAGAAAACTCTGGGTTGTCGGGCAGCAGCTTTCCAAGGTTGGATTATCGGAAGAGATTCTGACCGCAGACGCCCACCAAGAGGCTATAGAGAGTATCGGAGGAGTATTTGAGAAAGCAGATGGAGTGTTCACGCTCGATGATGCAATGAATAGTCTAAACGAGATAATGGTTAAGAATGCCACCGTTGGAGGTGTCACGACAGGAACCAAGACCGGTATGGAGAGATTTGATGAAAAGGGAGGTCTGCAGAAGTCTGATTTGATTATCGTTGCCGGCGAAACTTCTCAGGGAAAGACGAGCCTCGCACTTTGCATGACAAGACACGCCATTGAGAACGGAGCAAAGGTTGCTTTCTATTCTATGGAAATGACGAAGGAGCAGCTTACGGCACGTCTGCTTTCTGCCAAGACGAACATCCCGGCCAACAATATCCTCTATTCGGGCAGTCTGGCGCCAAGCGAGATAAGGATGATTGATGATGCTAGAGGCAAGTTACCCGGAGAGAATTTATTCTTTGATGACAAGAGCACGTCAAATATAGATTCTATCCTTCTTTCCATCCGAATGCTTAAGATGCAGAAGGACATAGACGGAGCCGTAGTAGATTACTTGCAGATTCTTAACGTAAACTCCAGGAGTACGAGTTTCAGCAGGGAGCAGGCTATGGGTGATGCCGCACGAAGATTCAAGAACCTCGCAAAGGAACTGAACATATGGATCATCGCCCTAAGTCAGTTGTCTAGAGATAGTAACTGTCCGGAGCCGAATCTGAACCGACTGCGCGATAGTGGACAGATAGGAGAAGCTGCCGATGTTGTCATCCTAGTCTATCGAGCAGAGTATTACAACAGAGCGTACCCTGCCCCATTTGATAACAAGGACGATTATCCTACTGACGGAACGGCTATGATAGACGTTGCCAAGGGACGTAATATCGGAACATTCAAATTCTTTATGGGATTCAACAAAAATACGACAAATTTTTTCAAGACGAATTTAATCAACGAAGATGTACAGGTGCCTTTCGAAAAGCCAGAAGAAGCAGATGCACCATTCTGATAATCAGATAGTTACAAAATACTATGATTTAGTATTTTTAACTAAAATAATCGTTAGTATATTTGCATATATCAGAAAATTTTCGTACCTTTGCATATAGATAAAAGGTAGTACTTTTGACTATTCAGAGCCTACCTTACAAGTTGAACCAATTAAAATTATAAAGATTATGAATACAAAATTAAACTCGCTTAACGAAAAGCAGAGAAAGTTGTGGGCAATAATTCGAGAGGCATTGAATTATGAAGACACGGATGAGGACTTTAATGAATTTAAGGAAGAGGCTGAAGGTCTGCTTGCTGACGATGAGGAAGATTTCTATGTTACATACAATAGTATGGATGACTTTGATGCTTCTGATGTGATAGACCTCATTAACGCATAGTAATCATTAATAATTCGAAGGCTATGGAAGAATCTTTATCAGAGTACATGCTTCGCAGATTTTGTTCTGCTTATCCAACGGTTCCAATTACGCTTTCAAAAGTCAAGGCTTATCTTGACACAGTTGATGATTGGAGAGAGTTAGACGATAGCCATTTGGCACTATTATACAATTTTAATCTTAAAAAATAGAAAGGGAATAATTATGAGAAATTCAAATTTCAATCTTATTAAGTCTTTGGGCTATGTTGTAGTGTTGGTAAGTATGGCTTCGCACTCTGTACCGCACGAATATTGGCAAAACACAGAAGACGGACTTCTGTATGGTCATGTTGGTGACAGTGAAGAAGAACACAAACTTTTAATGATGGAAGGTGCTGTATGAAATATTGTATCGAAAGAATTTGCCCCACAGGTGATGTTTCCGAAGAGTTTGGAGACTACTCCGATGAAAAGGAAGCTAACAGAAACGCAGAGCTACTAAACATGGTAGATCCATTTAATAACTATAAAGTAAAGAAAGAAGCATGAAATACCAAGAGTTCAAGAAAAAGCAGCAGGATGAGTTTGGCAAGCTGCCAATGAAGGCTGCATTTGGAGACAAGCAGTTTAAGGAAATGATGGCTGAATGGGGGCTTACCACAAGTAAGGAAGACCTGGAAAAGATATGTTCCATCGGTGCCGGTGCTTATTGCCTCAAAAAGGATTACCACTTATTTCTGGTATTCGGTGAGCGTTCCGTTAAGGAATCAGAGGAGTTTCTGAGCAGCGATGAGAATTTGGTGGATGCCTTGAAATATGAATTTGGCAATCATGAGTGTGGCCTTACCTTTGAGTTTGAAAATGGTATCATCGCTTTGGGATATACCGTTAAGGAGTTTCTTTCAGATGACAGAAAGAAGAAGCTTTTTGTAAAGGCACGTAAGGAATACATTAATAGTCTGGAGGGTTAATATGAATACAAAGAATTTTGGAAATGGATATGTAGGTATCAAGATCAACAGTATTTCAGAAATAATGAAATACAATGCTCTAAAAGAGCAATTTTCTATTTGGAACGAGAATGAAGGCACTTTTGATGACGATGTCGAGGTTACTGATGACGATGGAAACGTCACTGAACGAGAGCCGACAGAAAACGAGAAGATAGAGCGTTACCTGGAAGCTTTCAATAATGGAACCGTTTTATATGCAGTTTTCCAGCTGGATTGTGGACGAGTCTTTTCCGATTTAGCTACTACATATCAGAGCAAGTATGCTATCGGACAGCAGGTCTTCATTATGAGGGACAACAAAATTGTTTCGGGTAGAATTGTCCTTATATCTCTTTCAGACTATGAAGATGACAAAAAGCTTTATGTTGATTATCATTCTAGAGATATAGGCGAAAGAATATACAATATAGTGAGTACAAATTTGTGCCCTACAAGCTATCGAAATTATTATTCTTTCAGTGAGCGCGACCGTATAGAAAGATGTCTCAAAGCAGCACTAAATAATAATTATGTTATCCTAGAGATAGACAGAAACTATGTAAGTAAAAGGCTTGGAGATATATTCTCTTCAAAAGAAGAACTTGTCAAACATTTAATGGAACAATAATTATGAACGTTATAAGAGTGACAGGAAATACAAAGAACAGAATAGATGCCATCTTTACGGGCAGCAAGTATCTGTTCTTCAGCCCGGACTTTGGGCTCGTTGCCATTGCAACGAGAATATCAATGGATGAGAACTGCTCTTACTTCAATGTTGAGCTGACAGAACAAATTAAACCTAAGTTGATCTACAAGGTTGTTGAAAAGGAAGAAGCTTCCATTAAACGTATCTGCCAATTCAACTGCATCAATTTAGGAGAAATGCCACAGCATACTCTTCCATACGTGATAGACTTAACATTGGAAAGGAGATAGCTATGGTTGTAAAGGAAATGGTTCAGTACAAAAGAACTGCTGATATGGAAGAACTCTATCTGATGCTCAATAATGATTCAGTCGCCTACGACCTTTGGCACGATGCTGCAGAAAAGTACGCCCTGAAGATGGTAAATGGCGAGGCGGTAATGATGGAGAATGTCGCCCATGTGATGATTGCAAGAATCATCCAGTCATGTGACAGACTGATAAACTGGCGCAGAAAGATGATTACTGATGCCCTGGATATTACCAAAGAGCAGAAGGAGATTGTCGCATGGCAGTGGTTCTACAATAGCATGATGGATTTATATACTTATTATAAAGGTAGGCAAAAGTAAGGTTTAACATAACGGGTAGTAAGGACACCCACAAGTTAGATACCTTATTCTTATCTGGCAGCCGGAAAGACGGCAGCCTACCTTCCAATAAAAATATACAATTATGAAGAATATTTATCATATACATCAGTCTTCCAATTCCTATTGGGATAGCCGTTGGACTGACACAGACTATTATCTTTGCGATAGCGAGGAAGAGTACCAGCAGAAGCTGGCAGAATATACCGAGAAGCGTAAGCAAATCGAGAAGGAGTTCAAGGAGAACCCAACGGAACTTAGCAAGAGTCGCGCACTATTCTTGCAGCTCAGCAAGGAACAGAAGGTGCATGCCAGCGAATACTACTACGGTCATGAATGGTGCGGTAAGGAGTTCGATGCTTTCGGTTTCTGCTGGAGTGAGAGGTTGGAGAGAAGCACGCATTACAAGTACTTCTTGAAGCCTGGGTCTGTAACAAATGAAAGCGTAAGTTCTGCCGTTGGCAGATTAACAGGATATGGAAGTTAAACTTAATAAGATTGGAGGTGAAACATGTAGAATTAAGTAAAAATCATCGTTAATCAATGGTCGGGATTAAATAACAAACAATGTTTGATATTCTTTATTTTGCGACAGCTCGGAAAGACGGCACCCGACCTTTAAATTTAAAATAATATGGAAATAGAAGAATTAATAAAAATAGCAGAGTCTGATTCCTGGACTGTCACCGAAGAGGAATACACGAATGGGAAAGGATTGCTCTTTTCGAAATATTCACCTGCAGGTCAAGACTTCTCGATATCAACCGGACCATTTGAAAGTGCGGAAGAATTGATCAACAGCATCCACCAGCGTTACGTAGAATTTGATGCTGACAGTGAAACATATTTATGGTTAGACAACGAGGGCCATGGAAAGAACGGAGCACCATATCGCATGAGGGATGTGCTGGAAGACATGGAAGCTTGCAAGAAGATGATTTACAACTTATTTATTTGTTATCGGGACGCTTATGAAAAGAAGTGAATTATTTATGGCTTGTGCCAACGAGTATAGTTACAGATGCAATTCCGATTGTGACAACTGTCAGTTATACCTTCGTTACTTAAAAGAAAAGGAGGATTGATTATGAAAAGGAAAGATATTATCGTAGTTAGCGGTTTGGGTGTACAAGCGTACTATCCTATTGGGCAGAAGCTTAGTATAAATGGGAGAACTTGCGTAGTAGCGAAAAGTGGAGATTGCGTTAATTGCGCTGTTTGTGTACCTAACGTTCCGCTCCGCGACAAAGAAGTGACATGTGTGAACTTAGCTTGTACGGCTGGCGACAGAAAGGATAGAACTAGTGTTCATTTTAAAGAGATTTAATTATGACAGTATATCTAATTTATAAAGATGATGCCTGGCATACAAAGGGAAGCGGCGAATTGCTTAGAGTAGCTGATGACCTTCAGAAATGCTACGCAACAGCCGAGGCTAACGGAGCTTCGGAAGAGCAACTTAAAGATTTGCGCAATATTGGACAAAGTCAATGTAGTGGTAAAAGCTACGAGTTTTACATTGAAACATGGGAGGTAACATAATATGAAATATGATGTTTGCATTCAAGAAACTTTGAGTAAGACAATAACCGTAGAGGCAGAATCAAATACGGATGCTTGCTCCATGATTAGAGAAAAGGTTAAGAATGGTGAGATTGTCCTTTCTGCCGACGATTACACCGGTTGTAGAATTATAACGGCACAGAAAGCGTATGGAAGTGAAGACAACGAAGACTGAGTTCAGAGAACTGCTTAGTGTTCTAGAAAAAGCAGCAGCTTTTATTAATGAAAAATCCACAAGGCCCAAAGACTTTGATTTGGCTAGAAGATTAATAAGGTCAAAGGCTTTGCTAGCGAAAAGGAATGGCAGTCTTCAAGGAGAAAGCGGCGATAGTCATTAACGGCATCGTGTACGTAGCGGAACCAATGGATGATTGCGAGGATTGTGCGTTTTGTACGGGCTTGGCACAATGCAGCGTAGATTTCATTTGCATCTCTATGAGAGAAGCATTCCGTAAGGGTTTTAGAGACAAGCCTATAGGTTTCAAAAAATGGAAAGGTTATGAAAGGATCAGAAACATTCAAGAAGGTAATCAAGGCATATCTTGACAAGCGTGCAGCAGAGGATGAATTGTTCGCAAAGGATTACGCCAAGCCTGGCAAGAATATCGATGATTGCTGCGACTTTATTATCTCAGAGGTCAAGAAATCCGGAAGACAGGGGTTTGACGATGATGAGATTTATGGAATTGCAATTCACTATTATAATGAAGAAGAAGTTTCATTCACCAAGAATCAGAATTGCACCATTGTTACAAATCTCTCAGACCAGACCAAGGAGAATCTGGAGAAGAAGGCTGAGGAGGAGTTCAAGCAAGCCAAAATCATCGAACTCCAGAAGAAGGAGTCCGATGAGAAGGAGCGCTTGAAGAAGAAAGCCGAGGCTCAGAGAAAGAAAGATGCTGAGATTGGTCAGTTGAGTTTGTTTGATTTTTAATATGTGAGTTATGAAGCCAAGAAACAAGACAGAACGTGAAGTTGTAAAACTCTCGGACAGAATTCCGGAGTTATCAGACAAGCAACGTGAGTGGGCCATCAAGACTTGCATCTCTGAAGATGATGCTTACAAGTATGGTGACAGATTTTCAAGAGGGTGTTTCTATCTAGTATGCACATTCAAGGGATGGCAGGTCCTCAGATACTTTCAGGTAAGAGCGAAGTTCCGGTTCCACAAGATGATTAAGGAGAAGATTTACTTCAAGGAGTGTATGCAGCAATGGTTGAAAGATGGGGAATATGTTTTCCTTGCCAGGCAGCGAACCAGCGGATATATAGAAGATGCTTTTTCTGCTTTCGGAAAGTTGGAAGTAAGAACGCATACTGTATGGAGTTTCTTGGGTGATCCTCGTGATATTGGATTCGATGGAGTATATTACGCTTCAGTCCAAGGCAAGTATAAATATGCTCTCAGAGACTTCGGGGAAAAGATTCTGTGTGACGAAATCTTCCGTTCCGTCAATGCTAACCCATACAATGAAACTCTCATGAGACGTGATATTGATATGTGGAAGGTGTGTAAGTACCATGAAGCTGTCTTCGACAGAGAAAAAATGTCTGCCGTCAAGATTGTTGTCAGACACGGAAAGGCTTCTTATATTTACGATAGCTTGTGGTGGGATATGCTCGACAGTATTATGTATCTTAAGAAAGATGTACGTAACCCTTCTATAGTTTGCCCGGAGAATCTTCGTGAGGCGCACGACAAGTGGCTAAAGGCAGCAGACAATAAGAAAAAGAAAATGGAGGACAGAATGACTAAGCTGCGTTTGATTGCGGAAGAGAAAATGCAACTCAGATATCTGGAGCAAGCTGCTAAAGCCGAAGAGGAGAATAAGAAAAAGGCAGAAGCAATGGCTAATGTATATGTTGACAGAAGAAAGCAGTTCTTTGACATTGACATAAAGGATGGCGCCATAGACATACAGGTTCTTAAGTCCGTCCAGGAGTTCTTTGAAGAGGGCAAGGAAATGGGGCACTGTGTATTTAGGAATGGTTATTACGATGTGAACAGAAAGCCGAACTGCCTCATACTTTCTGCCAAGGTAAACGGGCAGCGTATGGAGACAATCGAGGTAAACTTAGCCGATGTTACCGTTGTTCAATGCCAGGGCCACGGAAACATCAATTCCGCTTTTCACGATACCATTCTGAAGCTTATCAAAGATAATCTGTGGCAGATAGAATCCAGGCTCCCAAACAGGGCTAGTAGAACGGCGTAATTTTTAGTATTTTTGGCTAAAATTTCCGTTTGATATATTTGCATATATCGAGATTTTTTCGTACCTTTGCGTATGAGAAGAGCCTATTTTGCGGTGTTTTTGACTATCCAAGCCGCATATATGCACAATTTTATGTTAAAATATAGTTAATTTTAGATTTTAGGTATTTAATCATTAAATATTTTATTAAATTTGCAGCGATGGAATACGATTACAGTAAGCTCAGAGAGTTCATCAAGCGTTGTAAGTGGCAATGGGCCACTTCAATGATAGACGTTCCTCATGAGTACATTCACAGAGACAAGTGCGCATTGACAAACGACGAGTTCTATTACTTCGTCAGCGCACAGCGAGACAATGGAGTCCATGAAAGATGGGGGAAGTATAATTTCCCTTACCTTTACATTGATGGTTACAAGTATTGGACGATGGGTGACCCATTCGAGACTACTTGGATTTTGAACAGACAGAAGGTTTTCAACGAGTTCGACTTCCTGGAGTGGCCGGTACCGCGAATCTATTCGAATCAGGAAATGGACGTGATGGCAAAATCTATCATGTTCACGTTCAAGGACAGAAGATTTTTCGAGGCAGGCATCGGAAACGGAGACTTCGTCGCTTTCACCAAGATAAAGCCGGAAATGTATTATGGAGTTGATCCTAGCAAGAAAGCAATCAAGCAGTTCAGGGAGAAGACCTCTGGTTTTTTCCGAAGATGTTCTACTATTTCTTTTGAGGAGGCGATAAAGAAATGGATGTCGGCAGACAGCGTTGTGGTTGCTCTTTTCGGTACCGCTTCATACTTCATGCCTCAGTATCTCCGCAAACTGGGCGAGAGTGGTTTGGATTATTGCCTTATGTTCTACAAGGATGACTACACCCCTGCAGAGTTCGAGGAAATGCACCATTTCACCTATGACAGAATGCAGTTGAAATCGATGTTCCCGAATTGTAACATATACAATCACAAGAATTTCGTAACCATTTCAAGTAAAAAAATCACCTGGCAACAGGCAACAGTAGAAAATGAATTATTCCCAGTATGATAAAATAGCAAGTAAGTACGACACTTTGTTTCGTGATGAAATGAGTCTCGTTGAGAACCGTGAGGTGGGGCAAATGCTCCCACCTCTCAGCGGTTCAATCCTAGACATCGGATGTGGTACCGGCTTGCTGACAGAGATTGCAGAAATCGACCCAAAGGAATATCTAGGAATTGATCCTAGTAAAGGAATGTTGGAGCAGTTCACTAACAAATACCCAGCCTATAAGGATAGGGTTGTATGTGAGCCTTTCGACGGAAAGAGTTTAGATTGCAGGAATTTCAACAATATCGTAGCATTGTTCGGTTCCCCATCTTATCTTTCCCGGTACGCTGTTCTTGCTATATCACAGTGTAAGGCTCGTAAGTTTTTGATGTTCTACAAGGAGAAGTATCATCCGGTCACTTACGAGAAATGCGATGTAGAGTTCAGACATTTCTATTATTCTAAGAAGGTTCTGTGCAGTCTTTTTGGTGAAGAAAACGTATCAGAGTATCACAATTATTTAATAGTAAATTGCGTATGACATCACAGAAAGGTTTGCGTTATGATGGCAGTATTGACAAATACCCCATCACAGAAGGCGAGATTTACAGTTTAGGCAATGGTAGCAAGATTACCATTGCCGATATTACTTTGGGGCTTCCGGAGTTTTCAAAGAATGCCGATTGTGTATTCATCGACCCGGCAGGAAGTAAAGGTGTCCTCAAAGCGTATTATACCAAGGCGGAGAAGCAATGCCCGGTTGATAATTTTGACGAGTTCGTTGCCCACATCAAGAGGTGCATCGAGCAGATTAATCCGGACAGACTATTCGTCGAGTGCTTCTACAGAAATAAGAAACAGTTGGTTCCTATGGTAGAATCGCTGTTCCCTCATGTAAAAATCTACGAGAACACCTATTATCATAAGCCAGATTGCAAGTGCTGGATTATCCAAGGCACCAAGCAGGCAGAAGACTGGGGACTCCAGGGAATGGATGAATGGGATGCGGTGTTCAAGATTTGTAAGGATGTTCCGTTCTGCTCTATCACAGACTTCTTCATGGGTCAAGGACTTGTTGCCCAAGCAGCCTATGCCGCAGGTAAGGTTTTCTATGGTAGCGATATGAACAGAAACCGTTTGGCTGTAGCCATAAGCAAGGTAGCCAAGCGAGGTGGAGAATGGACAGTTACTAAATAATTACGCATATGATTAAACTCTCTCAGATTATCATCCTCAACGTTCCGAAGCGAGAACGTGAGGGCAAATACCTTAAGAAGTTGATAGAGACCAGCACGAAGCCTTATGGTATTCCTGTCAGTATCTCTATGGACCGAGGTAAGGGTCTTTGGGACAATTATTCCCAAGCGTTGACGCAAGAGGTAGCGGAAGGAACCCATCGCATGATTATCCACGATGACATTACCTTTGACCGCAACATTCTTGCCAAGATTTTACATATTCTCTCTTTTGCTCCCGAAAACAATGTTATCAGTTTCTACAATCCTACAAATGGTGACTATACTGATTGTTACGCAAAGGGCAAGCACGTTATTTCTACAAAGACTAATTTCTGGCTGCAGGCTAGCGTATATCCAAATGACCTAGCCAAGGACTTTGTTGAAACTTCAAACAAGATGACGGATGATCAGACACGTTATGATGATTCGCGCCTTAAGGCATACCTTCAGGCAAAGGGTATCGACCTTTACGCTATCGTTCCCGGTCTGGTTCAGCATTTCGGTGCATACAGAAGCACGTTCAACAATCCAGGCGCCGTAGGTGGCATTCCTCGAAACAGCAAGACCTACGACAACCAGTTTGATGTAGAGTCTGTAGATTGGGAGAGTGAGTTCAAAAATCCTTATTTGGCTAAGTCAAGCAAGGATTGGGTTAAGGAAATCGTAAACAAGGAATTTCTCGATGAATACAAAAAACTCTAAGGAAAATCTAGCCTTGAAATTGGCAAAGGACAATATCGAGGTTGAGCAGGTGAAGCCGCTGCATATTGAATACGTTAAGGTTGATGACATTTATCCGAATGACTATAACCCTAACACGCATGATGCAGACAGCTTCGACCTTCTCATCAAATCGTTGCTATATTTCGGATTTACTCAGCCTATCGTTGTCAACCGCTCGACGATGCAGATTGTGGACGGAGAGAACAGATACCGCGCCGCCTGCGTCATCGGATATGAGATGGTTCCTGTATGCTTCGTTGACTTCGACGAAGAGAAGTTGAGATATGCAACAATCATGCACAATGCCGCTCGCGGCCACAACAATAATGAAATGATGGGTAGGCTTAAGAATTACCTTGACACCCATTTCAGTAATTCCAGCGACAAGGTATTATTAAACAATAGAAAGAAATGATATTTTACAGTGACAAAAACGTTTATGAGGCAGCTCTTGAAAGATTCAGATACATCTTTCGGGAGTTTTATGGTAAGCGTAAGATTGTCGTGACGATGTCGGGAGGAAAGGACTCTACCGTGGTTCTCAACCTTGCGCACGAGGTTATGAAGGAGATGGGAATTGAAAAGATTCCCGTCCTCTTCCTAGACCAAGAGGCAGAGACTCCAATGACTATCGAGTACATACGATACATCATGCACTTGCCGTGGGTTGAGCCGTATTGGATTCAGTCATACTTCCAGGAATGGAATGCCTCAAAGGGAGAATGGTTCAATGTATGGGGACCGGGAGAAAAGTGGATTCGTGAGAAGGAACCAGATTCATATGGTGATTTGGAGATTCCGCACAATCAGTATTTCTCCAAGACCCTTGATCAGGTACACAGAATGCTCTTCGGCAAAGACTACCTAACTTTAGGTGGTGTCCGTATCGAGGAGTCGCCGGCACGATTGTCGGGTCTTACTAGAGGTGAGTGCCTTCCAGGTATTACGTGGGGAGGTGGTGGCGGATATTATAAAGACGGCACACCGAGAAGTCTGGTGCTCTACCCTATTTGGGATTGGAAGGTTTATGATGTATGGTATTACATCTTCAGCAACAAGCTTCCGTACTGTAAGCTTTATAACTATCAGTTCACGCAGAAGCCACTCAGAGCGTGCCGAGTAAGTTCCCTCATCCATGAGCAGGCTATCCACGACTTAGGTTTCATTAAGGAAGTGGATCCATGGTTCTACGACAAGTTGGTACGAAGAGTTGCAAACGTCAATACGTCTGTACACGTATTTAACGAAATAGCAACATACTGCTACAATTTGCCACCTTATTTCAAGGATTGGGATGAATACGTTGATTATCTCGCAGACAATCTTTGTGAAGACAAGAAGAATGCGGAGACTATCAAGAAAGGCTACCGTTCTGCCAAGAAGAGGAATGTAGCTAAAGCCGGGCATTGCCAGGAGTGTATTGATTACGTAATACATCAGATTGGTTATACCAGCGCTGTCTGCGTCATTGCGGAAGATTTCGGAATGAAGCGCATTCAGAGCGTAGAGCGTTCTTTGCGTCAGTATTTGAGCGACAATTATGTTAAAATAGAAAAAGCTAATAAGGAATATGAATCTTCAAGAGAACATCAAGAAGGAGTTTGATGCTGCCAAGGATAAGGTGCAGTTTTTGAACGACCTCAGAAAGTATATCAGTTCCTTATCTCCAGAGAAAGTCAACCCTGTAGATTGCGTGCTTTGGGTTGACAAGGATATGGTTGTAGCCAACAACTACAACCCTAACCATGTGGCAGATAAGGAAATGCGTCTTCTCTATACATCCGTGAGGGAAGACGGTTACACAATGCCAATCGTTACCATTTGGGACGAGAAGCTACAGAAGTATGTAATCATCGACGGTTTCCACAGAAACCTCGTTATCCGCAAATTTGCGGACATCAATGAGCGATGTGGTGGAAAGCTGCCGATTGTAGTCCTAGACAAGGACATCGACCAGCGTATGGCATCAACCGTAAGACACAATCGTGCCCGTGGAAGTCACTCTGTCGATGGAATGGTAAACATCGTTTTCAATATGCTCAGAGATGGTGTGTCTGAGCGTGAGATTTGCGAAAAGGTAGGTCTGGAGCAGAAAGAACTTGTAAAGCTTAAGTATGTAACCGGTTTCGCCAAGATTTTCAAGAGCTATAAGTATAATGCGGCTATCGAAAAGGTTGTCGACGAGAGACGCGTAGCAAGAGAGACAGCCAAGAAGAAGGAGGATAAGAAATGAAAGTAAAGTCAGTTAAGCTCAGTGAAATCTTTCCTTACTATGACAACCCTCGTGACAACACGAATGCGGTTGAGCCTACGAAGGAGAGTATCAAGCGTTTTGGATTCGTTAAGCCTATCCTCGTTGATAAGGCAGGTGTAATCATTGCCGGTCACACAAGATACGTGGCCGCTTACCAGTTGGGCATGGAGTTCGTTCCTGTCGTTTATTCGGATATGGACGACGAAATGGCAAAGAAGTACCGCATCCTCGATAACAAGCTGGCAGAGAAATCTTCCTTTGATGAAGACCAGCTTTTGGAGGAATTACGCAACATGGAGGTTCCTACCGATATGCAGGCATTCTTCTTTGAGGACATCAATCAGATGCTCAACTTCTCCCTCGACAGCATCAACCAGCAGGCAGAAGAGTATGGTGGATTCCAGGATGACTATTCTCAGGTTGATGAGGAGAACTTCGAGGCTCCATCCAATGAAGAGGCTGGCGAAAGCGAGGAAGCTTCTTCAGATGAGGAGGAGGAAGACCCTGCCAAGGATTTGTTCGTTCTCAAAGAGCGCGAGGACGGTTCACATTATATGAAGGTCGTTTGCCCATATTGCGGAAATATGGAAACTATAGAAATTGAGGATTAACAGGTATGGAAGAGATTAAGATTAATGATAAGGTAATTGAGTTACCTATTGACAGTATCGTGCCTCATGACGGTTCGCACAAGACCGACGAGACGGCAGTACAGGCAATCATGCAGTCCATCAAGGATTTCGGCATCACTCAGCCTATTTCCGTTGACAAGAACAACGTGATTGTAACCGGAAACGGTGTGTTTAAGGCAGCTAAGGCATTGGGAATGGATAAGGTTCCATGCATCCGTGTCGACTATCTGACTGACGAGCAAATTAAGCAGTATAGAATCGCTGATGACAAGACGTCCGAGTTTGCCACTTGGAACGAGAAGAAGCTTCGCAAGGAGCTCTCCTATCTCGGTGATCCTAACAGCATTCAGTTTGCTTTCGATGAGAGCATTGCCGGTATGCTTGGACTCAACGCTAAGCCAAAGGAGCAGAAGCCTGCGGCCGCACCTTCAAAGGCTGAAACTAACCATACGGCTAAGAAGGTCGTAACGGAAGCCCAGAAGGACCAGAAGTTCAAGGAGGAAATGAAGGGCGTTGAGGAGAATATCCAGGTCAAGCCTTCAGAGTATTATGAGTATAATTGTTCCGCTTGCGGTAAACTAGTAAAAGTTAAGAAGCCATGACAGATGAATCATCACAGCCGAAAGTAAAGTCTTTCGTACATAGAATCCCCAATCCTGTTGGAAGACCATACAAGATTAAGTCTTCTCAGGAATTATGGGATAAGTTTGTAGCTTACTGTGATGATGTTGAAAATGACCCTTGGCAGCAAAAGACTGGTAGCAACTCCATTGCAGGCGGCAGCGGCAAATCCACAAATTCCATGAGACAAGAGGTAAGGGTTTTCAGAAGAGCCTATACTCTTGTCGGATTTTGTGCTTTCTGTGGCATCGTTCAGAAATGGGCGGATTTCAAGAGAGGTAATCTTAAGAGACCAGGCTTTGAGCAGGTGATAACACAGATTGAGAATGTCGTGATGGCCCAGCAGATTGACGGCGCTATGCTTCATCAGTTTGATTCCAGCATTGTTGCAAGGCTCAACGGATTGGCAGATAAGCATATTCAAGAAGTAACCGGCAAGGATGGTGAGGACTTCAAGTTCCCTAAGCTGTCCTTGGATGATATTAAAGAATTACAGAAGATAAATGGACTTTGAGAAACAACGTTTTCTTCATAAGCAGTTAGTGGCATCGTCCCTGCTGCAATTCACTACTAAGATGTTCGCCTATACTGCTCGACGTGAGTATGTAATAGGCGAACATCACAGGATTATATGTGATGCGCTCATGGATGTGATAAGGGGAAAGACTAACAAGCTGATTATCAACATCAGCCCTCGTTATGGAAAGGCTATTGATGTCAATACTCCTATGCTCACAACAAAAGGGTGGAAGCGTGCCGATGAAATAAAGGTAGGTGACTGTCTTTTTGGTTCTGATGGATTTCCTACTGAGGTTATGGCTGTTTATCCACAGGGAGAAACAGATGCTTTCAAGGTAACGTTTTCTGATGGTACTCATATAGTGACTTGCAGTGAGCATCTTTGGAGCGTACAAAACAGATATGACCGTAGTAGAAAAAAGGAAACTTTTAGAGTAAAATCTACAAAAGAGATATTGACTTCTATTGTCACTCCCGACGGACATTTGAATTGGAGCATACCTTCAACTGAGCCAATACAAGGTTCTGTACGAGATTTGCCAATAGACCCATACTTGTTTGGATGCTGGTTAGGAGATGGTTATTCTCATAATGGCGGAATCACAACTATGGATAATGAAATTTTCTCCGCTTTCTCGAATCAGTACAAGGTAAAGAAGAAAAAAAATCAGAATGCAGGAAAGGCAGTAGAGTACTCTGTTCTTGGACTACAAGAACAGTTAAGGGCTCTTGGTGTATTGGGAGATAAACGTATTCCATTGTGTTATCAAATGGCTAGTATTGAAGACAGGTTTGCACTCCTTCAAGGAATGATGGACACTGACGGAACATGCAACAAAAAGACACATCAATGCAGTTTATGTTTCACAAAGTCTGATTTACTTGAAGATGCCGCATCTCTCATTAGGGGTCTTGGCATGTTTTGTACAATTAACAGTAAGGGAATCTTTTTAAGAGCAAATAGGAACCCTTTCCGCTTAAATAGGAAAAGAACTTTGTGGAGGCCATTAACGCAGAAACATCACACGAAAAGATTTATCTCCTCTATCGAAAAAGTAGAGGACAGAAGAACTGTGTGCTTTACTGTCGATGCAGAAGACCATTTGTATTTAGCAGGTAACGATTTTATTGTTACTCACAATACCCTCTTGTGTTCACAGATGTTTATCGCATATGGTCTTGCGCTGAACCCTGCTTCAAAGTTTCTTCATATATCTTATTCCGGAAGTCTCGTCCAGGACAATTCTATGGCAGTCAAGGACACGATAACTTCCACATATTTTCAAACACTATTCCCGAATGTCAAAATCAGAAAGAACGATAACACAAGATCAAAATGGAGCACAACTGCAGGTGGTGGTGAGTATGCTACATCTACCTTGGGTCAGATCACAGGTTTTGGTGCAGGTCAGCCAGACTGGACCGAAGAAGAAATAAAGAACATGGATAAGTTCATGGCTACGTTCAACCCCGGTCATTTTTCTGGAGCCATAGTTATCGATGACCCTCTTCGACCAGATGATGCTTTGTCAGATAACGTCAGAGAGTCTATCAACAGACGTTTCGAGACAACCATCCGTAACCGTGTAAACTCGCGTCATACGCCAATTATCATCGTTATGCAGAGGTTGCACGAGCACGACTTGTGCGGTTACCTTCAAGAGATTGAGCCAAATGAGTGGAAAGTTGTCTCCCTCCCGGTAATACAGACAGACGAGGATGGAAAGGAGCGAGCTTTGTGGCCGTGGAAGCATACGCTGGAGGAGCTTTATAAAATCAAGCATGCCAGCGAGTTCGTATTCGAGACACAGTACATGCAGAACCCAACTCCTATGGAAGGTCTTATGTACCATGCCTTCAGAACATACGATGAACTGCCGGACAGAAGGTATGCAAGAATGATTGGCAACTACACCGACTCGGCAGATACCGGTTTCGACTTTCTTTGCTCTATATGCTTCGATGCACATGATGACGGCTACTATGTTACCGATGTTCTATACACTAAGCGACCGATGGAATACACGGAGCCAGCGCAAGCCAATATGGTTAAGCGCAATCAGACAGACGTGTGTTTCGTTGAAAGTAACAATGGTGGCCGCTCTTATGCCCGCAATGTCGAGCGTATAACAAGGGAACTCGGAAACAGAATCACCCAGTTCGTAACGTTCACGCAATCGAAGAACAAACAGATTAGAATATTCACTCGCTCCAGCGAGGTAAACAATAAACTAGTCTTCCCTTCTAATTGGGAACAGTTGTGGCCGGAGTTCGCCCACGATATGAAATCCTACAGAAAGGAAGGATATAACGCCCACGATGATGCGCCGGACGCTTGTACGGGCATCATAGAGAAGTGCGAGGAGTGGCTTAACAATGCTACCGATGCACAGCTCAGACGTGGCGGTTTCTTGTAATTTCTTTTTTAAACCATGTTAGCTAGGCGTTTGCTCGTGAGAGTAGGCGCCTTAACTGTTTGAATATCAGCCTTTTGTAATTTAGTATTTTTAACTAAAATAATAGTTAGTATATTTGCATATATCAGAAAATTTTCGTACCTTTGCATATAGATAAAAGGTAGTACTTTTGACTATTCAGAGCCTACCTTATAAGTTGAACCAATTAAAATTATAAAGATTATGAAGAATTTAGTTTATGCTCGCTTTGATGAAATGACAGTTAATGAGGTTTCAGAGCTTATGAGAATAGCATCTGGCAAGATGGCAATCAATGTAGTTTCAGTTGCACCTACATTGTTCCGAGTTTCAGCATATGGTATATTTGACGGAGACGCAGAGGACTGGGGCTTCGAGAGTGCAGACTGCGGAATGTTCCAGGGAGAAGAGGTGTTCGAGGCAACCAAGAAGTTGTACGAGACCACCATCGCTTAATATAGGAGGAGGAAGTGCTATGAGTGGTCTTTTTGAAACAAAGCTTCTCAAATACAAGAAGCACATTATCCAGGTTTTTGAGGATATGTTCGGTCAGAGATACGTCTATATCGATGGTCAGACACAGACTTATTCTATTAACAATGCAAAGAGAATGATTAGCCTATGTTGTCAACAGTAATATTCGCGGATGGCGCCCAGAAGAATGTGGAGCCATCCAACGGAACGGATTTCTCATTGGAGGAGTTGAGGGGATTTGTAGGTGGCCACATCGAGTTGGTCCGACTCAGCAAGTCGCAGGTAATGGTAGTTAATGAGGAAGGCAAGGTTTACGACCTTCCTCAGAACGAGAACGCCACGATGCTTGTGAACATAGCAGGCATCAGAGACGTAATAGTAGGTAATGTATTAGTTTGTGACATCAATAAAATCAAGTAATATGGATAAGAATGATTTGATGAAGTACCTCGTAGAAGAGGCAGAGTATAGTGAGAGCGAAGTAGCTGAAATGACTAACACGGAGTTGCTGGATCATTGGCTGGAGTATAACGGAATTTGCGGTTACACAGAGGACATCAAAGAAGTTATTGAGGCTGCTTTTGATGTAGATTTGGAGGACTAGCCATGTACAAAGAGAATATAGGAACTGACAGATATGGGCGCACGATGCGCCTATATCACTCCTGCAACACGGTCTATTGCGACCACGTCAAGAACGATAAGGTTGTCAGGACAAGTCAGATTAAGGTAGATAACGACATCATCTTAATGTTTAGTGCTTCGCATACGAGCGGAGCCTACATTTACGATGAGATTCACAGGAGATACGGGAAATGGCTATGAAAAAGATTATCACCATTGAAGTAGAAAGCTCTAGTGTAGAGTGCTACAGCAGCTTCTATACGGACCTGGAGTCTTTCGTCACGCACAGAGTGAATGGTACTCCATTGAGAATTAAAATAACCTCAGATATTAAGTAGCGTATGAAACCAATGTTAGCAACAAGATATTATCCGTCACAGACGAAGTTTCCTTGCTTCACCCAGCCTAAGTATGACGGAGTTCGCTGCATCCTTCATGAAGGAGATGGTGGCGAGGTTCACCTCACATCGAGAGGCGGTAAGGAATATGATGTTCCTCAGATTAAGGCTTGGGGAGAGAAACACCGCGGCATGCTTCCTTTGGATGGGGAGATATACAACCACCAGGAATTGACCTTCCAGCAGATATGCTCTGCCGTCAAGTGCCGTTCTGCTATGACTGACAAGCTACGTATGGTTATCTACGATGCACAGATTCCGGGAAGCTTTGCTGCCAGATGGAAAGTTCTGCAGGAGGAGTTTGCTTTCATTGATCCAAACGGACCGGTGTACCTTACGCAGACTTTCGTTGCTCATTCAGAGAAGGACATCAAGCGATGGCACAAGATATTCGTTTCCACTGGTTACGAGGGTGCTATTATCAGAAATGCAGATGGAACATATACCGAGGGCAGAAGCAATGACCTTATGAAGCTGAAATCGTTCGACACGACAGAGTTCAAGGTGGTCGATGTTTTGGAAGCGGAGGGCAATGATGCAGGTACCGCTATATTCAAACTGAAGTGTGGAGAGTACGAGTTCTGTGCCCGCCCGGTAGGTTCAAGGTCACTCAGAGCTCAATACTTAGCCGATAAGGACGAGTTGATAGGTATGGCGGCGACTGTTCAGCATCAAGGGTATTCTGACGCTGGAGTACCGAGATTTCCAGTATTGTTGAACATTAGGGATTACGAATAATGGCAGCATTAAATATTAACGAGTATTACGGCTGCTTCTCTTGCGAGGCTGCTGACGAGCACGGAAATGGTTGCAGGCACGGTCTGCTGTTCCCGGTACTGCTTGCGATGGGAAACAAGAGAAGCTGCCCAAACTATAAATTCAAGAAGAAATAACTATGGAGTTAGAGGTTAAGCTAAAAAGAAAGTATGAGTCTAAGACAGAAACTTTCGTCCTGATTAATTACAAAAGAGACTTGCGAAGATGTGTCAACATAACTTATCCAAGAGATTGGGATTGTGAAAAGCTTGATGTGTTCATTCAGAACTTTCACGACGTGAACGTTAGAAAGCCTTTATATGTGTCGGAATGGAGTTCTTTGCTTATGAAAAACAGACTGGAGGAAATTAAGAAACTAGGCTATCGTGTTATTGCTATAAATCAGTTACATGGCTACATAGTAAGAAAGGATGGAAAGTTTCTATCCTATCAGCTTGCAAAATATACATCTGAGGGAGGAATAAGTCTCACATATCAATACGTGCCATCTCGAACACATGGAAGTGGTGCTATACAAGGTGGTGAGAGTGGCTATAATTTTGGATTCACCGAGTTTAGTAAAGAAATGCTGAACGATATGATGGACCACCCGAAGCTTTATGGTAAGGTCGAGCACTACAAAGACTTCTATGAGTACCGCCAGCTGAATGCAGGGCGAGAAAAGGCACTCAAAAAAATAATCTGATTTTTTTTGGTTCAACACAATAAAGTACCATATGATGCGTTATTAATCTGATAGACGGATTATTAACTAAAGCTTAGCTACCGGCATGACGGGCGCATCATATGGGAATATTTATCTTTATTGTCATACTTATATTTGTCGCAGCAATCATTCAAGTATGTTGGAAGAGCAACCAAACAAAAAATCAAGGGAAGGAACTTGAAGAAATAATCAATTCGGTATCAGACTTTACACCTACAAAGAAAGTCATTGGTATAAACAATCAATTTGTCTTTATGATCGATAATAATAGAAAGAAGATTTTCTATTCAAATCATATCACACAAAAGACCATTTCTTATAATGACATTATTAAGGTAGAGGTGATAGATAACGGAAAGACGATTCATCAGAAATCAACAATTCGCACTATTGGTGGAGCCATCGTCGGTGGAGCTGTTGCTGGAAGTGCAGGAGCTATAGTCGGAGGCTTATCTGGTGGAAGCAAGCAAGCTTCTGTGGTATCTCTGGTTCAAGTTAAGATTTTGCTTAGAGATGTAAATTCTCCTTCATTACTCATAAACACTTTCAACGCAAGAAATATGACTGTAGAAGGAAAGCCTATCAAGAGCAACGGAACTGAAGGCTACATCTATAGGAATGGACTTAAAATTGCACAGGAAATTGCAGATATCGTAAACGTAATTATCGATGAGGTTGATAGATGTGGTGGTAAAGTTCAGCCAACAGAAATCAATGTCGAGCAGCCACGAGAAGACGATTTGGATTCTGTGCTGAGAGAGATGGTACAATCGAAGAAAGTTATTCAAGCTGTTAAGTTATATATGGATGAGAAGGGCGTTGGATTAGCTGAAGCCAAGAAACATATAGACAGCTTGTAACCAGTTGATTTACAGCGAATTAAATTCGTAATTTAGGTTAAAAGATTTGGTAATTTGCCGATTTTTTCGTACCTTTGCATATAGAAAGAAGGTCGTAAAATTGACTAAGAGCCAACTACATACAAGGGCAACTGCAACGTTACGACCTGCCGAAGCTGGGACGCTAGTAGAGGCGATTCTGAGGGCGTAATGAGCGGCTGCCCTTCTTTATAAAATGAGCTCGATGGTTGCATAAACAGAATCTTATGGCAGCAAACGCAGACATGAGCTTGAAAGAGTTCGCAAAGGAAATGCTGGTCGAAGTCAAAAAGGACCAGGAGTGGTTAACAAGACAGAATGGAATCATCGGTGATCTCCAGGAGAGAATTGATGAATGCTTCAAGAAAGTGCAGAAGTGCGACATGACAAAGGGTGTCTATTCCACTACGCAGATGGCGAAGGAGTTGGGCATGAGCAGCGCACAGAAGCTGTACGAAGAGCTGAAGGAGGTTGGCCTTGCGTTCAACCAGGGTTATGAGTGGATGCTGACAAGTCCCTACTCCACCTATCAGCTAACTGAGGTGACTACACACGTCATCAAGGGCAAGTACACAAGAAGACCTCTTTGGACGGAGCGAGGCAGACGCTGGCTTCTCGCATTGAAGGAGAAGAACATCATCTGCAACCTGCCGAAGCCAAAAGTGCCGAAGGCTGTTGAGAAGTGTATTGCTTCTCAGTCTGGCGAGAAGAAGGAAGAGGTCAAGGTCGAGCCGCCAACACCGCTGATGAAGAAAGCCGAGACGCTTAAGGATGAAATCAACTGCCTTTTGAGTCTCATCACGGAGGTCGGAAAGGGAGAGACGATGCTCCTTATGGGAGACATTATGACAATCTCCACCACCATCAGTGAGCACGTGAGCACGTTGGCTTTCGAGGCTTACAAGACATTAAATGCACCAGCGAGGGCTTGAACCAATTAAAATTCGGAAAAAGATTTGGATTTTCCAAAATAAAATATTACCTTTGCAGCGGTAAAGGAGAAAGATAAATAGGGATTGGATAGACCTCTCACACGTCGGTCTTCGGATGCAGACTTCGGGAGGGTTTCCAATCCCTTGCTTTTTAGTTTAGTAATCTCATAGTATAAAGGATATTTTCACTTGTAAGTTTAGCCTTACATTCTATTCGTTTTCCTTGATAAGTAGCATGGAATACTTTGAACTGAAAATCATGATGGTAACCTTCCTCAATCCTGTCAAATGTTGCTGTAGGAAACCATTCGTTTACATCGGCTGCAACTTGTATTGTTTCGCTAAGTCTTCTATTTCTAATATTCTTTGCCATCGTTTCAGAAAAGAAATTTCGTCCTACCACAAATTCCTCATTATTATTATTGAGATAAAGTCTTCTAGCCGTTTGACCGTCTGGTAGCTCTACCTCTCTAAATTTCTCTTGAAGAGTTTCATTTATAAGTTCGCGAAGTCTAGCCCTAACTTCAGGCGAGTTCTGAGTTGCTATTCTTATTTGTCTTTGAGGTCTTTCTGAACGAGCATATTGGGTGATATAGGAAGACTGCTTTACTTTGTCTTTATTGTCATTCACCCAATTTGTGAAGTTCTTAGGCATAGTATTGTTTGGCTGTTTACCACTCCAATACTCCTTTTCACTCATAATTACCGGGATGGCATAGCACATACAATTCACGTGCCAACCAACCCAAGGAAAATAACTCGGATAGACACCTGCAAGCAAATCACACATATCGTGCTTATGGCTAGGGTTGTTGGTTGTCTTTATCTCCTTGCCTTTAATGTAGTCCATCCTAGCCCATCTTTCCTGCTCGGCAGAACGGTAGGCCATGTTTATCTCGTTACGTGCCAGGCGAACGCTTCTGTACTCGCAGTTCTGAATGGTTATGGCTTTGCCGTATTTCTTCTTATAGTCTTTGGCAAGTGACGGATAATCATTAAGGTACTTGCTGACCTTCTTGCTGAGTTTAACAGCACTCATACCCTTTTCTATGCCGACAGACAGAGATTTCTCCAGAGCCTCCTTTACATCAGCTCTCTGATTCCATATTCTTTCTGAAAGACCTAGACCTTTAATCTTTCTCTCCATGAAAGCCTTCTTTGCCGCGTTGTTGTGCTCAAAGTAAGCTTTCTGCTTTGCGTCCGCTATCTTCCTAGTAAAGGTGCCGATTACCCTTTTGGCAAGTAGGTCCTGCATGGTGTTACTATTCTTCCATTCGTCCGATATGCCATTATAGACCAATGCCTGCATATTGTTTGAATAGTAATCCAACAAGGCGTTCACCTTCCTTTCTGTTCTAGGGTAATCATCAAAAGAGAACTCGCCATCCCCATCGAAGTCGGTGGAGGTGGCGATTTTAGCGGACTCCTTGGCAAGAGTCTCATAGATGGAAATGATTTTCCGGGTATAAGCGTTCAGTCTCTTGCCAAGGTCTTTATATGCCTTTTTCTGATTAGGCAGTTTTGGCTTTTTCATACAATTTCATTTTAAAGTGTTTACAGCAATCCCAGTTGAGAAGAACGCTCCATTCTTGATATGGGCATTTGGCTAGGATAGGCTGTCCTTTAAGGTTCATACTATGAAAATCAGTAGCATGAGCACATTCGCGGCAGAAATGCTGCACTTTATCTTCCTTCTTCTTTCTCATAGCTATTCCTCCGAGAATAAGTTAGGCATAGTAGCTGCTGTCCTCTTGGACTCTGCTTCATCCTCTTCGAGAATCTCTTGGTAAGTAGCATCTGGGTCGTCGGAAATGCCGGCACGTTTGATTGACTCTTTCTGGCTGACGATTGGCTTGTTTCCGTTGCCCTTCATCCACGTTTCAATTTGGGCCATCTTATCCTCTTGGATGAATGGAGTGATGACGTGCTCTACAGTAATCTCATCCATTCTAGCTGCCCACTTCGTGTTCATCTTGGAAAGGAACGCCTTTATGACGTTGGCCTCTCTCTCGAAGCCTTCAATCCAGGCACCAGTCTCCTCTCCTATCTTAAGATGAGCATCCATGAGGAGTGTCTTTCTTGAATCGTAGCCGATATTGCCAAGGCTCTTCATATTCTCGAAACTGATGTCCGGCATCTGAGATTGCATGAAGAAAAGCTTGACGAGAGTGTCAACGTGATACTTAAGAGCCTCGATAGCCTGCTGCCAAGACACGTAGCTAACATCGCCGTCTTCGCTGACTCTATACACCCTCTTGCTCTCTCCCTTTCGCTCCATTCCAACGATGGCACCGGCAATCTTCAAGACAGGAGCGGAATTGTATGCCACAACATCGCTGTTTCGGGAAATGGTGTACTCGATATTCTCACGTATAGGTTTCAATCCTTCCCAGCATGGCTTGTGACGGTACCAGAAAACGGCTGGAATCTTGTCGATAGAAATCTCATTATCATCCACCAAATTCCATCCGGACTCTTCGTCGTCTGAAGACAGGTCCCACTTGTAATGATGGTCTGCGGTATAGGTCTCGAAGAAGGTGTGCTCTGTGTCAGTAACCTTACGCTTATACTCGAATGACAGAGCAAGCAAGTCGTCATACTCATCAAAGTAAGGATAGATGTCAACTCCGTCCATTGGAGAGAATGTCTTGCATTTCAGTTTGTACTGACTGTCGAAGCCGTAGAGTTTGTTGGGCTTCTTCTGCGTGTACCAAAGTGTGAACATCTGGCAAGAGGCGTAATAGCACTTTGCTCTGTGCATGTTCACGGCATCAATGTGTGCACAGGTGTAGATTTTCTCGATTGCACGCACAATCGTCTTCAGTTCCTCGTCAGCCTGATCATACGTATATACACGCTTGACCGGTATAGCCATTGTGAACTCAGAGATTCTTCGTGTAAGAAGCTTCTCCAATCCGACAGGCAATCTAGCTGCCTTTTCTACTATTCCGTCATCAAGCGTTCTGTCCTGTCTGCCTACGTGGTCTTCTACGATTTCATGGAGCATAGGCTCATACTCAGATAACAGGGTACTCCAAAGTGGAATATCCAACACGCGTTGTTTCAGCTCTCCTATGATGCTGCCAACGTCATTTCTTTTAAAAAGTTCATTAAAATCTATCATAATCTTCGAAGTTTTGATTTGGCAAAATTACGGATATATTCGCATATATTTAACGGTTTTAGTATTTTTAACTAAAATAATCATTAGTATATTTGCATATATCAGAAAATTTTCGTACCTTTGCATATAGATAAAAGGTAGTAGTTTTGACTATTCGGAGCCTACCTTACAAGTTGAACCAATTAAAATTATAAAGATTATGAAGAATTCAGTCGAGACAAAGAAGGAAGAGGTTAGAAAGAACATTAAGAATGCGTTCGAGTCAGCCACAAAGAAAATCAGAGACATTATTTCTGTTTGTCCTGATTGGGAGGTAGAGGGTATTGACGTAGGCTACAAGTCACTTATCGCTCATTTGAATTTGAAAGGAGTAGGAAGAGACATGATGGTGATTCGCTACCAAGCAAAGGTAGGTAACTTCCAGGAAGAGTCATTTAACACCAATGTAGCAAGCTTCGGCAGCTTTGATCTTCTGGAAACAAACGAAAATCTTAAGTACTACACTGCGGTTGGCGACATCCTCAATCATAAAGACATGCTTTCGCTTTTGAAAGATACAATGGTTTTCTTTGCAAATAAGATTGCAGAGCTACGTAAGGAGTACGATAAGTTAGATAAGGAGGATTAATTATGACAAAGCAAGAAGAAATAGATATTCTACAGTCCTTGAAGGGCGATACCTATTTCGCTCAGTTCTTCGGTAGCAAGGACATTGACCAGATGTGTCAGAACATCAATAACGACTTCGCCATTGAGGGAGGATGCGGATTTAGTCAGAAAGCAGAAGCTTTAGAGCGAATTAACGCAGACCTTAAAAAGGAGATTCAACAGAAAATCTATGATTTAGGAATGGAACTTATCAAGGACTTAGATAAGGGATTTGATGAGGATGCCATCTATCAGTTGGTTAAAGGCGAGGTCGGAGTAGATGCCATCATCAAGTTTAAGCGTAAGAACGATTTGGAGCTTACGGATAAGGAGATAGATTATTTGGTATCTAAACTTCCATGATTATGAAGCATATATGTAGTAATTGTATAGCTTCCGAGATATGCTATAGTGAAGGCAAGAAGCCTAATGACACTTGCCATCAATGGGAATGGAGATATACAGGTTTATGGTTTGATAATTAAAAAGTAAGGCAATGGGAAAAGAGAAAGTTACAGTAAACGATTTGAAGGTTACACTCTCAGAGCTTGGTGTAACATCTGGCTTGAAGCAGGAAAAGATTATTCAACGCCTGCAGGTCAATGGCTGCTTGATTGCAATGGTAACAGATGTATTGGATCAGCTCATCAAGGATGAACAGGGCATGTTTAGGCTGTTAAGCGTTCAGTACAAGCAAGAGCAGAAGATGCACTACACTCAGATGCAGGATGCAGCCAAAAAGTACTACTTCCATTTGAAACCCTTTAATAAGAGTTTCTTCGGTGACGAGAATATTTGCGCCAACCTGGAGGATAACGCAAATGACATCTATGAAATCATCAAGCTTCTTGCGGACCACACTAACGACCACAAGGATATGGAAGTGATTAAGAGAAACCTCAGAAAGAGAAAGTTGAACCATCATATTTTCGATTAAGATTATGGCAGATTATAAAGTTGAAGTAGATTTATCGGATTTATTCGATAATATGACCATCAGTGAACAGAAGAGCTTTTTAGTTGATAAGTTCTGCTCATTACCAATGAGCTCGATGGAAGAAGTGGTTGGCGAAATGTTGGAGAACCTTAATGGCGATCAGACAGCCAAAGTTATAGAAGACGCTTTTGATAACTTGCATGAGCAAGCTCAAGAGCATGTTATCAACTATGTGAACGAATAAGGCTATGATGTCGGATAAACAATATAGAGTTGCTCGCAAGGGTGTTGTCGAGCAACTTAAATTAGCTCAGAGACTTCATTGCAAGCACATGGAGCAGAAGTATAAAGAGGCTTTGGAGAAGTTAGAGAAACGCTTCTTAAAGCCGGATGCCGTTGGCTGCTTCGATTTGGGCGCAAGGGTATCAAATAGTTATTATCATCTTTGAATGGTAAAGGTTATGGGAACAAAAGTAGAAGTAAGAACTATTCCTTTGCATGGATTGTTCATCCATCGTAAGCAGGTTTGGCGGTCACTCGGTAAGCTGAGAGCTGAAAGCCATTCTACGACAGCGCAAAAGGTGTTTATGAATGAGCATAATACTGAGGTATCAACTGAGAATGCTGATTTCATTGATGGCTTGAAAGTCACTCCTTACGATGGTGAGCTGCCCAAAATATCAAAATACGTTGGTAGTATGAGTTACTACCAGTATTGTTTAACGCAAAAATTGGTTTAATTATGGAAGTAAAGATTAATATAGTGGAAATCCTAAAGGATAAGCCGCAAGGAATTAAGTTGTATTCTTCCGCTTGTGGTAAATGCAAGTTAGAAGAAGTAGATGATAAAAGTTTCAAAATATCCTTTTATAATTCAAAGTTCGGTTTTATGAATGGTGGAGAAGGGTATCTTGATAAAAATGGCAAATTGTATGATGATGGAGAGTGTATTATTTTCCCATCAAAGGAAATGCGTGACTGGAGTAAGTTCGCCTGGAAGAAAGGCGATGTGCTTATCAATAGTTGTGGATTTCAGTGCATTTTCAAAGAATGGGCATCTGATGATTATACAAAGTTCAACGGATGCTATTCTAATAGCAAGGATGGTTACGAAGACGTGTCAAATGCAGAAACAGCTAAGTTTGTCAAGTTAGATAACAATATTGCCTATGGATATGTCAGAGAGATTGAAAGAAAATTAGGTGGCATACTAAACCTTGAGACTTTGGAGATTGAGAAGACTCAGCCAGAGTTCAAGGATGGAGATATAGTGGTATATGGAGAATCAGTAGCAATATGCCGAAGGTTTTATAAGCATACCCTTAGTTTCTATATTTCTCTAAATGAAATGTTTGGATTATTATTTGCCGATGAGGTGGAATCATCTGAAGAGTATAGATTTGCTACAGAAGAAGAGAAACAGCAGCTCTTTGATGCTCTCGAAAAGGAAGGCAAGGCTTGGGATGCTGAGAAGAAACAGATTGTGGATATTAAAAAAGAACACCAATTCAAACCTTTTGAGAAAGTATTAGTTAGAGACTCTATTGATGATGTGTGGAGAGCAAGTTTCTTTAGTCATATTAAAGAAAATGATGGAAGATATGTAACTACATGTGTTACTTGGAAATTCTGCATTCCTTACATCGGCAATGAATCTTTGGTAGGTACAATTAAAGACGTGGAGGGCTAGATATGGACATAGGGAAATTAATAGGCAGTACGAAATCTGTCCCATCTATAGATTTCAATCAAGTAGTTAAGAGTGATAACCTCCGATACTGGAGAATTAGCAATGCTACTTGGGAGAAAGATAAAGTAGAACTTCATATTACCTTTGAAAAAGATGGTATACAAAGTTCCTTAGATAAAAAGTTTGATACAATAATGGAAGCTGTTGGATATTTCTACAACTTTCTTAAAACAATTTGATTATGATAGACGATAAGAAAATAGAAGAAGAAGCTACTAATTATGCACAAGATGGGTATAATAACTATGATGACAATATACAGAGGATCATAGAAGAAGCTTTTAAATCAGGTGCTACATGGATGCAAGAAAAATTCTTGAAAGAGTTATGGCATCCTGCTAATGAAGAGCCAATTGCTAATACAAGTCCAATATTATTTGATGGTAGAGATAGGGAAGGATATCAAATTGTTAAAACTAGCTTCTTTAGAAGTTCTTATTGGAATAAAACTGTTGAATATTATGGTATTGTTCGTTGGCTTTATATTGATGATTTGTTTACAAAGGAAGGAGGTGAACAATGAAAACATTTGTATTTGATGTTATGCTCGACAGAAGATTCGTCTGCACATTAAAGTATAAATATTGTGCGCTCTTCCCGATAGATTTTGAAGAATTAGAGAAGTACGTCCTCCAAAAGAGACCTACTTTGAAAGGTAAGGATTTTAGAATTGCGTTTTGATTATGAAAAAGATATTTTTAGTTATACTACCAGCATTGCTATTTGTAGCTTGCAAAAGTGAGCCGGTTAAAACCGAGACAAGAATGTATGAACTTACTTTCGTTGATGGTAAAACGGAAATTTATACCATTAAGAATGTGGATATTAATGCTCATGCATGTATTGGGCATTCTGGCGGTACTTATCATTTTTACCTGCCATCAGCAGGATATATTGACGCAGTTATCAGATTTAAAAGAGTGAAGTAAAGCGTATGGATAAGTATAAATTGCATAACGAGAAATGTGATGGCTCAAAGTGCTGGGCTTGTCAATTTACTTGGTGTTGTGATAAGTATAATCATCGTAAAAAGTAAAGCGTATGAAACATAAATTGAGAATGATATGGCGAATCCTCTGTGACTGACAGGTTGTAGTAATAACCGAAGACCACGGAAGAATGTACTATAATTGGAATACAAGGAGTCTTGAAGATGTTTGCCAAATGTGTCGCAAAGTACACGATATGGCTCTTATGATGGATAATAAAAAGTAAAGCGTATGAATATAACCTATTTACGAATAGAAAATGGATTTGATATATCTAAGATAACTGGGGCTATTCCTCAGAATATTGGAGAAGGATATCAGTTTAATCTCGCAGGTAAACAATACACAACTATTGGTAGCTATACTAAAGACAAAAAGAGACTATTGAATATAGAAATCAGTTCTTTTTGTGGTCTTTGTGGTGGAGCAATACATTATTACGCAAAATTGTATATTAAAGTAAGCAATGTGTGTGGTAACAGCTCGGTAAGTGGATATTTGGGTGGAATTGAAATTCCAAATGAATATCAAACCATCAAAGGGGAGTTTGTTAGACCACTCACTCAAAAGGAGAAAGATGAGCAACCAGACAGATGGGACTATTGGTATCAAGTAGGGGATTTAGTTAATGCCTTTGAATCTCTTGAAGAGATAGAGAGTTTAATTAAAAACCTCAAAAAGAAGTTCTCTTCTAAGGAGTGGGAAGTTGAGATAAGACGCAATTATTAACCGCCTTCGGGCATAATTTTAAAAGATATGACAAAAGAAGAATTAAAAGTAAAGGTTGCCAAGCAACAAAGTATTATCAATGATGCTAACAATCAGATTTGTTCTGATGTGAAGGAGTACATAGAAAGTCTACCATACAAGGTTGGCGACAAAGTTAGATGCTCTAGATGTGATGTTTGTTGGATTACAAGCATCGTCCCTAATCGAGGTTACGGTGGCTATAATGGTGAGATTGAAGTAAAAATCAACCCTGCTAAGAAAAATGGCACTCGCTCCTGTAGAGAATTTGTACTATGGAGTATGGAAGTTGATAGCATCAAGAAGATTGATTAACCATCCCGCAAAGGATATAAATAGATAGTAATATGAATACAGAAAAATTAGAAAGAGCAAATATCTTAGCAAAGAGTTTAATTCCTAAAGTAAATGAACTCTTAAATATGTCTACAAAATCAATGCGTAGTAGTCTTGCTGATGCTATTTATGGGCTTTCAGAGTGTGATGAAGAGTTTAAAACAAAATTCAAGCAGCTTCTGAATGAAACAAAACAGAGATTTCAGAAAGAGTTTGATGATTTGTAACTAACCACCCTCTCCTTGGTGAAATTAAGATAATAACGAAAAAGCCGTGCTCGAATTAGATTGGTTGGCATTAGGTGTAGCCGTAAAATATCAATTACCGCTTGACAATTCACCTCAGAGCACTCTTATGTGGAAAAGGCATCAAGCATTTAGTACACATCGAAGAACGTTAATGAGTGAAAGGCTCATAAAGACTCCAATCCGTTATTATTTTGATAACATCATGGAGAGGGTAAAAAGATTAGAATATGGCAGAGATTATTTATTTTGGAACGAATGGATGTTCCTGTTATTGTCCTATCGGCATCGACAAAGTGCTGACCTCGGCAGAATATGGAATGTGGTGCGAATGCGATAATGAAACTTGGATAAATAATATCCGAAAGAATCCTGGTCGCCACGTTATCAAACATCACGGAGAGGTTTACACTAATTATGGTGTTCCGTTCTCTGTAGATGAATACAGAGTAGGCTCACATACCGAACTATTTTGGAAAGGCATTCATACGAAAGAAGAAATCGTCAACTTGATAAAGAATAATCAGTTTTTGGCTAGACAATTCAAATTAGATGAGGCAATTAAAGATGTGGCAACAGTTTGTGGTGTCAGGTACGAAGATATTAAATCTGCGATAAACATTACAAAAGTATTCGCAGGTGGTAAAAAGAAGAGAATATGAATGCAAATAAAATAACATTAGCTGGCTATATTGTATATCTCCAAAGTATGTATAAACGATATGGCAATATAAGTATAGCGCAACTAAAGCATATAGAAAGAAACAGAAAAAGGAGGATAAGCAATGAGTAAAGTAACTGCAATTAATATAATTATCAAAAAGAAGAATCAATTAAGAAAGCATAAAGAGGGATATGTTTCTTACATTAATATTGATGAAGTTCTTGTGTGGTTGAACGACATTCAAAAAGAGTTGGAGGATTAGAATATGGACAGAAATCAGGCAAAAGAATTTTATCCTTTCTTGCAAGCTTTTGCAGAAGGCAAGATAATAGAAACAAGAAGAAAACAGAGTGCCGTAAAAGGTACAAGTGTTCCGAATGATTGGACGGAAATAAAGGAAATAGGGTACTGGGATAATATAGAATACCGTGTTAAGCCAGAGCCAAAGTATCGCCCATTCAAGGATGCAGAAGAGTGCTGGACTGAGATGCAAAAGCATCAGCCGTTTGGGTGGGTGAAAACAGGAGAGAGTATTCGTCGCTTAATAACTCTTGTAGATGTAGATAGAATACAAATAGGTAATCAAAATTTAAATTGGACTTATGCACAAGTATTCAAAGCATTTATCTTTATGGATGGTCAACCATTTGGCGTAAAAGTGGAGGAATAGTTATGTCTTGGTTAGCAGTAGATAAAGGTGGCTGTGAACATATTTTTGCAGAAAAACCTTGCAGAAATGAAAGTAATACATTATGGATTTGCTCTGTCGTATATTTATATGGGCCGAGGTACGCAAATACCGGTTGCTGTTACCTTCCTAAAGGTAGTATTGAAATGCTCATCGGAAGAGAATTGTCTTGGAGCGATGAGCCGGTAGAACTTAAAGAAGAATAGCTTATGTATAGACCGATTACAATGTATCAGATTGTTTGCGATAGATGCGGAGAAGTGTTTGGTGGCACAGATACTTGCTCTGTACTATTCAGCAACAAAGAAGTCGATATTAGTGACTACTCTGATTGGGAAATGATAGATGGTAAGCATTATTGTCCCGATTGCTACGAGGTGGAGGTCATTGATGGAGTGTATAATGTTAAAGCAAAATAGATATGAAGATAGAAAGTATCAAATTCAAGGCTAAACGTCTTGACGGAAAAGGATGGGTTTGCGGATATTTCTACGAAGAGAATGGTAATACATACATCATTGAGAATCGTCAGAAAGAAAGCAAGTTAAACAGAAATCTCACTTATCAGGTAGACCCTTCTACAGTCTGTATGTTTACAGGACTGAGAGATAGGGATGGCAAAGAAATTTGGGAAGGTGATATAGTGCGTGATAATTATGACCTTTTGTGTATAGACAATCTCTATGAGGTAGTTTATATTGAAGAAGAAGGAACGTTTGCCTTCAAGAGTTTAGATAAAGTTGACAATTACGAGCCGTTTGTTAATTTATTTGAAGTTTATGTTGTCGGCAACAAATTCGATAAGGAGTAGCGCATGAAGAATAAGATTTTAGACTTAGCTAAGTCAGCCGGTTGGCTCGTTTTGATTTTCATAATAGGGGTAATTGGTTTTAGGATTTCTTTCAGCTTAGGAACTCCACACGAAAAAGAAGAGTTTAATATAAAAATATTCACCAAGAAAGGGCATGACTACCTGTTTGTGGGCAGGGAACATGGAGCTTGCGTTATTATTCACGCTAGTAGTTGTCCTTGTAATAAAAAGAAGTAACATATGAAAGTTAGGTTGGCAAAGAAAATTATGAAGTATCGCTCTGGCAGTTTTTTATATGATTTGATGCGCTTGGAAGGCTTGGACGTTTCTAAAGAGCTGTCAAAGATAAAGCAATACTGGGAGCCTAGATGGGCTTTGTATTATGCCACTAAAGGTGGCGGTCATGGCAGAGTTGATCATCGTATTGTAAAGGCAGAAAAGATTTCTGCAAGATATTCTCGTAAGCTAATGAATTGCCTTGCTAGGTTGGCTGGTAAAAATCCTTTCGATATTAGAGATATATTAGGTAGTTCAAATAAACTAAAAAAATATGATCATGAAACAAGAAATGCAAAAATCAATCTTAAAGATTCAAACAGCAGTCGAAACTCTGACAAGACAGAAAGTTATCGATAAAAATGTGTATGACTTTATCCATGGAGAAATCAAATCTCTTTCGGAAAGTGTGGAGAATATAGAGGAAGTAAGTAACCTAGATGAAACACTCCTTACCTTCACAGATAAGGAGGAGTATGTAAACCAGCATATCAACCTTGCTGATACATCTGTACTTTGCAAAGAGTTGAATAGAAGAAAAGACATTGGTGACGATTTCTTTGTAGTAAAAACAGAGGGAAAATAAGTTAGCTTATGGAAAGATTAACTAAAGTAATGGATAAGTATTTATCAGAAGCAAAGAAGAAGGTTCTTACCCTCGCAGTCAGCAAGGAATGGTTCGATATGATAGTGTCGGGCGAAAAGAATGAAGAGTATCGGGTAATTAAAGACTTTTGGATGAGTCGCCTTCTCCTTATCAAGGATGAGGAATTCAAAGATTTCGATAAGTACGATAAGCTTCATATCGGTAAGACATTTGAGATGCTTATAGACACCAATACTATCAAGGAGAAACTGAATAATGGTACAATGAAGTTCGTACCATTCACTCACGTTCTCTTCAAGAACGGCTACTATGACGATAGCCCAAAGGTAGAGAAGAAGATTGAGAGTATTACCATCGGCAAGCCGAAGAAAGGTCTTTGCCCAGGCAGGTGGTTGGACCATGAGTTTTTCATTATTAAGTTTAAGTGATATGATTGCAATTAAAGTATCTTCCGAGAACATCCAAGAATTATGGAAATGCCCGGACGTTTCAGAGTTAGTAAAGACTGTCAGCGGAGACCGCACGAAGCAGACGTTGATAGTTAGGTTGAAAAATCGAGAGTTCTATGTCCCTGATGGATTCTATCTCGTGAAAGACAAGAATGACCAATGGAGCACACTCAGCCCATCACTGTACGAACTTATAAAAGACAAGGTTCATGGCGAGAAGTGAGGAAGATATCCGGGAATACCATAAAAGGTACTACCAGGAGCATAAGGAACATTTATTAGCAAGAATGGAAGTCTATCGTAAAGAGAACGCTGAAAGGATTGCTGCAAACAGAAGATATAACAGAAAGAGAAAGAAAGCCTTGGGCGGCTTAACGAACCCAAATATTAAATAATGAGTAGAGGAAAACATTTTAGTGCAGAAGAGATTGAGTTCATCAAGGTTAACGCTTTGGTGATGACGACAACGGAGATTGCAAAGCAGCTCAATCGTAATTATTGGGCCATCCATCGAAAGATGAAGGAAATGGGTATCAGCAAGAGCCACGTGTTTACTGCTGACGAGGATTTCATCATTCGCAGAATGTATGGCAAGTACCCGGTAAAAGCCATTGCTACCAAGATTGGCGTGGATGAGAACGCTATTTACAACCGTTGCAAGAAGCTTAAGCTAACGAAAGGAGGTGCGCTATGATTGTCATAGTTACCGCTATGGATAAGGAATACGACCTTATCAGCGAATGGATTGCAAAGAATTGGCTTGACTACAAAAATGTTCAAAACATAGCTTTAATCAAGTCTGGTATTGGCAAGGTTAATGCGGCATCTTGCTTGACAGAATTTCTTTCGTCGAATACGTCCAGCAAAGTTACAAGAGTTATCTCGGTAGGATGCGCCGGTGCTGCTGTTGCAGGATTGAAACCTGGTAATGTCGTAATAGGTAATTCGTACTGTTACCACGATGTATATTGCGGAGAGCCGAATGCCAATGGACAAGTTCAAGGTATGCCGGCAGTCTTTCCTTCTGATTTCTCCTGGATTGATATGGATGAAAGATTCAGATTAGGAACCATAGCTACGGGAGATAAGTTTGTCACTACGAGAGAGCAGGTATTGGCAATTAAGGAGTTTCTTCCTAATTCTTATAACGTATGTGCTATTGACATGGAGTCTGCTGCCCTCGCGCAGGTATGCTACAAGAAGGGTATTGGTTTTACGTCCATTCGAGTTATTAGCGATAATCCCCTGGAGCCGAACCAGACCGAGCAGTATGCAGGTTTTTGGGATAGTCTTGCCGAAAAGGCATTTAGTGTTGTTTGTAAATTATTAGAGAATGATACCAAGTTTTAAAGTTGATCATACGAAACTGAAGCCAGGTCTTTATGTTTCGAGAGTAGATAAATGGGGCATGGAGACTGCTACCACATTCGATATTCGCGTGTGCAAGCCAAACAAAGATATGATGTCACCTGCTGTCGCGCACACAATAGAGCATTTGATGGCGGACTACCTACGCAATGATAGTCCTCTTAGCAATTCCGTTCTGTATTTTGGACCGATGGGTTGTCTTACAGGTTTCTATCTTATCCTTAAAGGTACGTGGACTTCAAAGCTCATAAAGGAAATGATAGTAGAAGCCTTCAAGGCTTGTTCGCTATCAAAGACGATTCCAGGTGCATCAGAAGTGGAATGCGGAAATTACAAGCTCAACGACTTAAAAGGAGCAAAAGAGCTATGTGATATGTTCTCCGTATATCTATCCACAGCTGGACCGGATAAGCTCAATTATTCAGATTAATATTTATATGTAACCATAAAGTATTTAATCATTAAGTATATTTCCTTGCAATATATTTGGTGATTAAATACTTTTTTTATAATTTTGCAGCATTACTTATTGCTATCGCTTCGTACTGGGATATTTCTTGAATTTTATTGTTCAATTAAATATTTAGTTAGAATGAAAAAAAGAACGAAGCAAGTTTTAGTTATTCTGAAACCCAAATCAAAGGCGTTGGGGTTCAGTAGAGAGGAGTTAGAGGGTATTGCTGCCGATGTTGCCAATAACTTAGAACTCGATGAAGAAGCCTCAGACGAGGATGTAAACGCAGAGATTGAAAAGCAGGTTAATGCGGTTCTTCCTTATCTTAAGATTGCGCAAAAGACCGCGCAGCGTACTATCCAGAGTTTTAAGGATAGTCAAGACTTGGATGACGACGAGGTCGATGACGATGATGATGACCCTGCCGGCAACAAGAAACCAATCCGCAAACAGAAGAGAGAGAAAGATGAGCAGGTCCCAGCATGGGCGCAGGCACTCATTACTCAGAACAAAGCCTTGCAGACCGAAATCCTCGGTTTGAAATCAGAGCGTGAGAATGATGGCCGCCGTTCTAAGCTGAAGGCACTCCTTAAGGACAAAGGTACGTTCGGAAAGACTGTCTTGAAGAATTTCGACAAGATGAAGTTCGAGAACGAATCTGAGTTCGATGATTTCTACGACAGTGTTGTGGAGGACTTGGCAGCTATCGATCAAGAGCGTGCTAACGAAGGTCTCGGAAAACTTGGTGCTCCTGCGGCTCAGAGAAAGCCTAAGAAGGATGAGGTTGAGGTTATCAAGGACAATGAGATTGATGAGCTTGCCGAAACAATGTAATCTTTAAATTTTAAAAGTTATGTATGGCGTAAGCAAGACAGAAACGTATGATTCAGGCAAGGAGTCTGTAATCATCAGAAATTACGTGAATGGCATCATGGGTGGTGTCATTCTTGACATGACAGGTTTCTCTGGAGAGTTCATCCAGTGCGGACACATTATCATTCGTGATACCAAGTCTGGCGAGTACAAGCCTATGCCGGTAACAGGTGGGGCTTATGCTTCATTGCCGGAAAATCACGAGTATGTAGGTGTCTGTATGACAACAGCTCCGGTAGATACCCCTCATGTAGGTGTTATGACGGCAGGTGAGGCTAATGATAAGGCTGTCCCTTATCCTGTCGATACGATCAAGGCAGCTTTGAAAACAGCCGTTCCTACTCTTCAGTGGGGACACGATGCAATCGGTTAAGGAGGTGATTTATGCAACAGAGTTCTTTATTTCTTAAGTATATCTTGAGTTTCTTCCCAATCCTGAAGACATTGATTGAGAAGATTAACGGAAAGCGCAAGAACGAGATGACGTATCTCCACAAGGATACATCCATTCTCCGCCGCGTTTATTCTACCGACAACAAATGGGAAGCCGATACAGTTGATACCTCTTACGTAGCTGCTGACTACGTGGCAGTGGATTCTCCGGTTCCTTTGAAGTCTCGTGACAAGATTTCAACCGCCAACGGCAAACTGCCAAAGGTCGGTATGAAGAAGTTCCTGAAGGAGTCAGATATCCTCGCTCTCAGACTCATGGAAGCACAGGGAGGCCAGACGGCAGAGATTCGCCGTAAGTTGGCGCAGGACCCGGTAGCTTGTAATGTCGGTGTTGATGAGCGTAATGAGTACGCCCTTCTGTATGGCCTTTCTAACGGCTACGTAGCTGTTCGTGACGACGATAATCCAAAGGAGTTGCTCCGTATCAAGTATCAGTACTTGCCAGAAAATCAGCTCGGCATCAGCAACGTTGATAATGGTGTTACAGTTGCAGACTTGAAGGAATGTATCGAGCGAGCATCGAATGATGGCAACACCATCTTGATCTTCTGGATCGGAAAGGCTAAGTTTGACGAATTGAAGAAGGCACAGGACGCTCGCGAGCTTGTTGCCAACTACAAGGGTCAGACTTATGACTCTAACACAAAGCTGCCGGTTCCTACTGCCAGCGTATTCCAGGAGGCATTCTTGGACGAGACCGGTGTATCATTCCGCATCATCAACCGTACTGTCCGCTTGGAGCATGATGGTGTGAAGAAGAGCGTTAAGCCTTGGAACAACGATATGATTATCGGTGTCTGCTCACAGATGATTGGTGCCCTCGTTTACGGTCAGGTAGCAGAGGCAACCAACAGAGTGGCAGGTGTAACCTATCAGCAGATTGATTACAAGCTTATCTCTCAGTATTCAACAACTGATCCATTGCGTGAGACAACTGCGGTGCAGGCATACTGCTTACCTGTCATCGAGGACGTTGACACAATCTATCAGATTAATACTAAGTTGGCAGACCCAGACGTTTCGGTTGATACCGAAAAGGAGAAAGCTGATACAGAGGACGCTAAGGTAACAATCTCTGATGTGACCTACAAGAAGCCAGAGGCTATCACAACTCTTAACGCTCTCGGTGCTACACTTCCTAGTGATGCCAGCGACAAGGAGGTTATTGATGCCTATAACGAGCTTCCTCCTGTGAAGAAGAAGGAGTTTAAGGAAAAGGCAGCTAAAGCTGAGGAGTAATCATGAAGACGGTCGGACAAGCTTTGGTGGATGAGGTACACATACCTATCCCCTATGGTTTCGTGGAAAACGCCTGCATAAAGCGTGACCTCGATATCGAATCAGAGTTCACTGGTGACGTTGCCAGAAGTGACGCCTACAAAGGAACGCTTGCCGACTGTCTGCTTTCTCTCATACAAGCCGTTAGCTTCTCCGAAGCGGACAAATCAATAGGTTCCCTCTCGGAAGACCAGCGAAAGGCTATATTAGTTCAAGTCAATCGTTTATATAACTCTATCGGAGAGGAGGAGGTTTCACTTACTCCGAAGCCGACAGTTTACATTAATTGCTGATGAGTCTATTGAGTTTTCATGCCTCAAAGCTATACCGGCAGCAGAAGGTAGCTGGCTATACAGATGATGATGGAAATTATCACCAGGGCAAGACCGAGTGGAAGTTCTGCTGCACTTGTGATGTAGTTCCTGCTGGCGAGGCCAACAAGTTAGTTACATCTGACGGTTCTATTGATTACTACTCCTACGAAGTGCATAATTTGCCCGTAGGAATTGAAAAGTTCTCTTATGGGGATTTTATCAAGCTGGATATTTTAGGGGCTGAGGAGGTAATTATCAAGGTCAAGGGATTTCATCGTTATCAACTTCAGTGTAAGATATGGGCATAAGAATGACAACCAGCGCTTCCGCTCTTGACGCCTTCCTACAAAGAGCCGCAAGGAAGATACAGGAGAATGTGCTTAAGGCATTGAGCAAGCTAGGAGACGAATCTGTGGTTAGAATCCGTAACAGGTCTGCCAAGGAAAGCTGGATAGACCATACGGGAAACCTAAGAAGCTCCATAGGTTTCGCCGTGTACGAGCAGGGAAGTAAATATATGGAATCAGCCTTTTCGCAGGTTCTCAGTGGCACAGACGGCTCTGTAAAGGGCAAGAAGATGATCAATGACCTTGCTAAGGAATATTCCAGGGTTTATGCTTTGGTTGTCGTTGCCGGAATGGAATACGCAGGAGAGGTGGAAGCCTTGGAAAGCAAGGATGTCCTCGCATCAACGAAGATATGGGCCACATCCATTGTAGAGCAGCGTGTGAAGACAGCAATAGACTCAGCAGTTAATGAAATAAACAAGTGGAAGATATGAAATCAGACGGAGCAATTAAGACAGATGTTTACCGGTACATCAACGAAAGCGGTTTCATGAACAACGTCAATGGCAAGCTGTCAAAGACGATGAGACCGCATAATTCTCATAAGGAAGATGTCGTTATCTCCATCTTGGCTAATGAGGGAACGCAGCTTCAAACGGCAATTATAAATGTAAATATTTATACACAAGACCAGGACGTAGATGGGCAGTTCGAGGAGAACACTATCAGAGTTGACGAAATCTGCAAAATGGCTTGGAATCTCTTGGAAACGTTCAGAACGAGCGAATATGCAGCCCACGCTATTGAGCAGAGGGTATATGCAACAAGCACGGGAGAACATGTAATAAATAATCAAGTTGAATATAAACTCATAAACGATTAAATTATGTCAGTAACATCATGGGGCAAATGCACTATCTACGTTCAAGAGGTAGGTAGCAAAAAGAATGAGTGGACTAAGCTCCCAACTCCAAAGGATGGCACTACTACTGTTACTCCAACGAAAGGCGATACTATGACCCAGGTTGAGGAAGGTGGCGGAATTGTTGACCGCAAGACAAAGAAGTCTACCTACGAGGCTGTATATCAGCTCTTCATCAAGAAGAACCAGTCGCAGCCATTCAAGACTATTGATGGTATCATTGAGGGTAACTACCGTTTGGCTATCCAGCCAGAAGACGCCGAGCTTCCTGGCGTTTACATGGGTAATACCACCATCGGTGCCGAGGAGGGCTATACAACAGAAGAAGGTGCTTCCATCACTTATACCCACGCAGCTCTTATCCCAGAGGGTGACGTGGTAGCTAAGACTGTCAATTCAAAGAACGAGGAAGTCTATTGTGCTTACCGTTGGCGTGTCATTACTGCCACAAAGGGAACAGGTGAAAAGTATGCCTTGACTTTCAAAAAGCCGCAGGATGGCAATACCGCTCCTGCTGAAATCACGGAAACTTACGAAGAGACATAGGCATATCCTAATATCCCTTCTGCCGACTGAGGGTTATCAGCCGGCAACCTACCCAAGTAGCTCAGTTGGGAGAGCGAGACCAAATAGTCCGTCGCATGCAAAAAAAAATCCAGGGTCTTCAAAAGCTGGTTGAAAGTCGCAGGTTCGAGTCCTGCCTTGGGTGCCAACAATTTAAATTCGAGTGATATGGAAGAGTTAGGAATCATTATATCGAATACGCTCACAGATATGCCGATAGGCTTTGATACTGAGCACGCTCACGTTAACATCTACCCTACTACACTGGGCATGATGTACCTAACGTCGCAGTTGGTAGATAGCTTGGAGCTAGACAAAGAGTTACTTCAAGCTGATCCATTCTTGGAAGCATTGCGAGTTGCAAACACCAAAAGGGAGACATGCTGCAGATTGATTGCATATCACTCACTCAACACAAAGAACGAAATACTAGACTCCAAATGCGTAAGCAGGCAGACGGAGCTAATCTTCAAAGAATGCTCCAACGAGGATATAGCTACACTTCTTATCATCATCCTTAAGGCTAACTCATACCAGACAATAGCCAAAGAGACAGGAATGGAAGAAGAAGCGAAGCGTATGGCAAAGGTCAACGCAGCAAAGAAGTCGGAGAATAGCTTTATCTTCGGAGGCAAGACAATATGGGGAACTCTCATAGACGCTGCTTGCGAAAGATACGGATGGACTTTCGATTACGTGGTATGGGGAATATCGTATAACAACCTGACTCTCATGCTCAAAGACAAGATTACTTCAATCTATCTGTCAGACGAGGAGAGGAAGAAAGCACATATACCGGCAGCAGGGGAAGAGGTCATCGATGGCAACAACAAGGAGGCGGTCATGAAGGCGGTGATAGAGTCAGAGACCGAGATTTAACCGAAGTCTTCCTGCGCACGCACGTAAAGTTCCCATATCGAACACTCACATTTGGTGTTTCCCCGGCGATTCTTTATAACAGAGTATAAATTCAAGGAAAAATAGAACATTATGCCAAGCATTAAATTCGATACAATAGTCGAGACAGCCAAGGTCGTTTCCGGTTTTCGAGACATTCAGAACGCAGTTCATCAGACTGCCGAGAGGGTTGAGAAGGACGGAAAGTCTATTGACGATGTAATCTCGAATATACAGAACAGCATGAACATTGCCATTGGCGGTTGGAGCATTGGTAAGTTCGTCAATCAGATGATGCAGGTCCGCGGTCAGTTCCAGCAGACAGAAATGGCATTCAAGACGATGTTGCAGTCTGAGGAGAAAGCCGATGCTCTCATGAAGCAGTTGATCCGCACGGCAGCCGTCACACCTTTCGGGGTTGAAGACGTTACAGAGGGAGCCAAGCAGCTCCTTGCGTTCAACGTAGCAGCTGAGGACGTCAACAAGACGCTTATCGGATTGGGAGACGTGGCAGCAGGTATGGGTCTAAACCTTAAAGACCTCGTGATGCTTTACGGCACCACCATCGCTAAGGGTAAGATGGACACGATGGACTTGTATCAGTTCCTCAACCGAGGTATTCCTATCGCAGATGAGATAGCCAAGGTTATGGGTCTTGACGTTACCAACGCCATCAAGGAGGTACAGAAGCAAATCAAGGCAGGCAAGGTTACCAGTGACATCTTCATCCAGGCAATGCAGAGTATGACCGCCGAGGGTAGCAAGTTCGGTGGCTTGATGGAGGCTCAGTCCAAGACTATTACAGGTCAGATAAGCAACATTGAGGATGCCATCGAGCAGATGTTCAATGACCTCGGCAAATCCCAGGAGGGTGTTATCAATACCGGATTGGGAGTCGTTTCCACCCTCGTTGAGAATTGGGAGACGGTAGGCAAGGTACTCATGACTGTTGTTGCAGCGTATGGAGCATACAAGGCTGCGGTGATATCGATGATAGCAATATCTAAGGCACAGGTAGCTTGGGAGAGTGCGAAAGCATTCTTGTCTTTAGCGAAGTCTATCACAACCGCCAAGGATGCCATGGCTCTGTTCAATTTGGTCTCTTCTTCAAATGTTCTCGGTCTGGTTCTTGGTGCAGTAGCAGCTGGAGTCACGATGTTCAATCTATTCGGCAATAGCGCTGAGGATGCCGCTACCAAGACCTCAAAGTTTACCGAGAGTGCAAATGAAGCATCAAGCAAGGTCGAGTCGCTAATCTCCATTCTGAAGACTGCCAAGGAAGGTTCCAAGGTTTACAAGGATACCATCAAGGAGCTGTCAAACATCTATGATAACTACGGGATTGCTATTGACAAGATCAAGGAAGACGAGAGCAACCTTGTGGATGTTAAGCAGCAGGAGATAGATAAATCTAAAGAACTCGTCGAGCAAATCAAGCTGGAGGCTACAGAGCGCAACAGAGCCAATGCAATCTCCAAGGCTAACGAAGACTACAACAACCGTGTTGATAGCGCTCAGCAAGCCCTTTTGGGTAAGTTGAAGGATTACGGAACCTCTAGCAGCGGTATAGCCGTCGGCATACAGAACATTGTATCTGACTCGGTTATCAAGCAGTTTGATGACCTAACACAGAAGATGGCTGGCTTGAATGAGCACTCCAAGGAGTATCAGACCTATCTGAAGCAATACAATCAGTTAGAGGCTTCTTTGATATCCGAATCTGAAAAGCTTGCTAATGCTTTCGGTTTTACAGGAGACAAGACAAGCGATGCCAGGAAGGCTTTGATAGGCTATCTCTATGAGCTTCGAGCTGCAAAGAAGCTGCATAGTGAAGAGGCAGATAATATCAATCGGGCGGCAGATGCTACCGAGGATTTCGGAAACAAGGCCACATCTACCAAGAATAGGATAAATGCTTTGCAGAAACAGCTCCAGGGTGCCGGCGAGGATGTACACGTCCTCTACAACCGTGTCAAGGAGTTCATGCAGAACTATTCCGAGAACAACATCAACTTCCACGTCAACTTCGATGCCAAGATACCATCGTGGATGCAGAACATGAATATTCCGGAACTGGGACGCTTAGGTAAATACTTCTCTGCTTTGGCACGCGACCTTGCAAACAACAAGAAGTCTGGTGCGCTAGTCAATGGTAAATGGATGTCAACCAACGATATTGCCCAGCGAGGATGGGATTATACCAATGCGGCGAACACCAAGCAGACCAAGGCAGAAGAGGATGCTAAGAAGAAGCGGCGTGAGAAGGAAGAGGCAGAAGCCAATGCCAAGAAGAACGCTTCCAAAGCCAAGAAAGCAGCCGCCGATGCCAAGAAGCAGGCAGAAGACCGCAAGAAGGCCCAGGAGGAACTGAATGAGGACTTGAAGCAGCTGCAGCAGGAAAATATCGACACCGATATATCTCAGATGCAGGAAGGCACGGAGAAGAAGATTGCTGAAATCAAGAACGACTACGCCAAGCGCAAAGCAGAGATTGACAAGCAGGAAGCAGAGTTCAAGAAGAAAAACAAGGAAGCTGGCAAGAAGGCATCCCTTACCTCTGCTCAGTCCAATGCCCTCAATAAGGCTAGAGACCTCGCTACCCAAGAGTACAACAAGAAGCTTGATGAGGTCAACAGGGAAGCCCTTACCTCTATGCGCGACTACTTGAAGGAGTATGGTTCTCTCTATCAGCAGAAGCAAGCCATTGCCGAGGAGTACGAAGAGAAGATTGCCAAGGCTCAGACGGAAGGCGAGAAGAAGACTCTCCAACAGGAGAAGAAAAAAGCACTCGCCAACTTCGACTACGAAAGTATCTCCATGGGCATTGACTGGAAGGGTCTGATGAGCGGTGTAGGTAATATGAGCAAGGAAATGCTCAAACCAATGCTTGAAAAGCTAGATGCTTATACCAACACGGACAAATTCCAGCAAGCCGATGCTCAGACACAGCAGAAGGTTGTTGACCTCATGCAGGAGATTCGTACTTACCTCGGAACTGATCAGAATGCAACGTGGCAGAACCTCGCTGCGTCCATCACCAGTTTCAATCAGTCTATTCTCGAATATCAGACAGCAGTCAAGAATGAAGAACTATGGAATGCTAAGCTAGCCAATGCCGAGAAGGACTTGAAAAATGGTAACATAACACAGGAGGCTTTCGACAAAATCAAGAAGTCCTCTGACGATGCAAGCCAAGCTGTAGTTGATACCAAGAACAAAATGAACACATTCGGTATCAAACTCAACTCCGCTACGGAAGCCGTTACGAACTATACTTCGGGTCTCACCGCTGCGCTCAACAAGCTCGGAACATGGAAAGGCAACGAAGGGTTCTCGGAGGTACAATCTGCGGTTGGCAACATAGATGCCTTGAAAGGTGCTCTTGACGAATCACTCTCCACTATGGGCAACGGAGTAGCCAAGACAATGGGCGCGACCATATCGAAAGGTTTAGGAAGCACTCTCGGTACCATCGGAGACGGAATAACCAATATGATGGGTAGTGCTCTCGGCTCAATCGTAGGAGTGGTGGCACAGATACCGAAACTCATCCTCAATCTCGCAAGTTCCATCAAGAGCTTCGTGACCGGTATTCTTGATTCGTTTACTCAGCTACTTCAATTCGAATGGCTATCAGATTTGGTTGACAGCATTCTTGCTTCCGTGGGAAATCTCATTGATGCCATCTTCGACTTGCCCGAAAATCTCTTCAAGGCTCTCGAAAGCATTGTTGTTAATGGTGTAGGCGGTCTCTTAGATAACGTGTTAGGTCGTGTTGGAAACATTCTCTCTCTCGGAGCACTTTCATCGAAAGGTCCATCAGATTGGTTTACCAACTCAAATGCCGAAAAGGTTCAGAAGACTATTGATAGACTGACAGACAGTAATGAGAGATTACAGAAGTCCATCGACAAGCTGAAAGACACCATGACAGGTACGTATGGTAAGGAATCCACCAATGCTTACAAGGAAGCTAAGCGGCAGCAGGAGACTTACAATCACAACGTCATGGAGATTGCGAAGCAACAGATGAGTTATCATGGTTCGCACCACTCATGGAGTAGTTATTGGAGTGGCTTCAACGATGAGCAGTTGGCTAAAATCAGACAGAACGTGAAGAGTGACTTCAATGGTGATATTACCACCCTCACACCAGAGGAAATGAAGAAGTTGCTTTCATACCAAGATTTGGTTGACAAGATCAGAGGAACAGGTAAGCACTATAAAGGACGTTCTGCTTACGGAGAGTCGGTTCTTGACAAACTCGAAGACTATGCAGACCTTGCAGGTAATCTTGATGAGCTGACTGAGCAATGGCGCGAGTCTATTACTCAGATTTCCTTTGATAGCATGAAGGATAACTTCATCAGTAACCTCATGGATATGAGTAAGTCTGCGCAGGACTTCTCTGATGATTTCGCAGAAATGATGCAGAAAGCTCTTCTCTCCTACTCGATGGAAGACCTCATGAATGGGAAATTGAAAAAACTCTATGAGGATTGGGCAGATGCAATAGATGCTGCAAATGGAGATTCATCGAAAATCGACATAGAAGCATTCAATAAGCGTTACGATGATATAGTCCAGGAAGGCTTGAAGAGGCGTGATGATTGGGCAAAGGTGACTGGCTACACTGGTTCTTCATCCTCATCACAGACTGCAACAAGCGGAGGATGGGCATCTATGGGGCAAGATACCGCAGACGAGCTGAATGGTCGCTTCACCGCTCTACAGATTGCAGGAGAGTCCATCGCTCAGAACATGACTACCACCATTTCGCAAATGGAGAGCATCGTTACACTCGGAATCTCAACCAATGGCGCAGTATTGGAGATAAGAAACATGATGATTATGACAAACAGCTACCTCGAAGACATCGTGAAGTATTCAAAGCTCACCTATAATGACTTCGGAACTAAGCTGGATGACATGAACAGAAGATTAAAGGATATTTGACCTCTATAGGCTTTTCGCTTGTCTGCCCTTACAACTACACTCAACAATAGCAAAAGCGGCTCACAGCGAAGCCTATGAGGTTATTTAATGATTAAATAGCTATGCTAAAGGGACAACTTTATATCAATGGCATGGATGCCTATCTTACGTGGGGCATATTCTTAGACGAAACCGCCCTCAGTGCGCTCATGACCCCTGCACCAAACAAGGAGTTCATCAGCAACAAGTATCGCTCAAAGGACGGGAAGTCGGTTATCAAGCACAATCCTAGATTGGATGAGAGGGAGATAACGCTGCCGTTCAATATGACCGCCAAGGACTCAGATACGTTCTTGACGAACTATGCTAGGTTCTGCGAGGAGGTTCTTGCCAAGGGAGAGTTGGTTATCCGCACCCGATTCCAGCCTAATGTGTGGTATCGGTGCATCTATCTTTCCTGCACTCAGTTTAGTCAGTGCATTCGGGAAATGGCAAAGTTCAGCCTAAAGCTCAACGAGCCAGACCCTAGTGACAGAAGTGAAACAAGTAAATATACAAGCTAATGATTCAGATTAAGAGAAATAACAAGGTATTCTTCACATTAGAGGACTTCGGCGAGGGTTCTAAGCTGTCATATCAGCTTATGGACCACCACTACATCATCTTGAAGTTCACTACGGCTACTCCTATCTATTTCGAGATTGGGGACTCCGTAGAGATTCCCGACTTCGGCTACTTTGAGCTTACATCATCATACTTCCCTAAGCACAATGATAGTGATGGCTACGACTACGAAATGCAGATGGATGCCTACTATATGTCTTGGAAGAATAAGATTTGCAAGTATCGCCCTCAGCACGGAGCAAACGAGACCTCCTTCAAGCTTACCACAACGGTAGGCGTACACATGAACGTTATACTCGGCAACCTCAAGGCGCTAGGTCTTACGTACAATGGCAAGGAGTTCTCTGTTGACTACACTACGTACAACAACAAGGCTTTCGATGTTCAGAAGAGATTTTTGATCGAGTACGGCTCCATCAGTATTCTCGATGCTCTCAACGCCATCTGTTCCGAAGACGCACTCAACTGCGAGTGGTGGATAGATGGCTCCATTATATACCTTGGATATTGCGAAATGGAAGGACAGACAACATTCGAGCAGGATGTTAATGTTCTGTCTATGTCCTATTCGGAATCCAAGTCAACTTATATCACGAGACTGTACGCATTCGGCTCAGATAGGAATATTCCGAAAGGATATTTCACTGGTGCCGATGCGGACGTCACCACCGATGGTGTTGCTACTGATTACCTCATGCTTCCAAACAAGGAAGTGGATAGTGATGGTTTCTACGCAAAGGATGGCTACCTGGAGAACGTGAATGTCGTAAAGAACGATAAGCAGGCTATCGAAGGTGTCGTGATGTTCGAGGACGAATACCCGAAGGTTGAATGCAGGGTGAGCAGAATCAAGACCTACGATAGCACTGTTGATAACGATGATGGAACTAAGACTACACAGACGTTTTGGCAGATTGGTTCAACGGACTCCTTCGCTGAAAGCTTTGAAGCTAGTTGGATAAAGAGCAACCTCACTCTAGGTATCAAGTTCACTAGCGGTGCCCTCATGGGTATGGAGTTCGATGTTAGTTTCAAGATTATAGACAAAGAGAACTTTTTCGAGATAGTGGCTAACGACACCTACGGAAGAACTCTCCCCGATAGTGTCATGTGCCCGAAGGAAGGTGATAGGTTCTTCCTGTTCAATTGGGACGCAACCAAGATTACAGATACGGACCTCATCCCTACTGCTCAGTTATCTCTGTTCGATAGAGCGAAGCAGTACTATCAGAAGACCATGATCAGCAATTCAAACTTCACCTGCACGATGGATGGCGATAAGTTCTACAATGATGGGATATACGATTACCATCCTCTCGGTGAACAGGTAAAGCTGATTAATGATATGTTTGCGCAGGTGGACGCGGATGGCAAGCACTACAGAAACTCTCGTATCATCGGCATGGAGATACCTTTGGATATCCCTTACGACCACCCTCAGTACACGGTTGGCGAGAAGGCAGCTACTAGCCGGTTGGGTAAGTTGGAAGACAAGGTTGATTCCATCAAGGTGAATGGAATGCAGATAGGCGGCACAGGAAGCGGTAATGGTGGAGGTGTCTATGTAATCGGCATGAACGATACCACTCCTGCATCCGATAGTAACGTTTATTCTGCTAGACGCTCTAGGATGGAGTTTGTATCTAGGCTGCAGGATAACACCGCAAAGAGCACAATCACTTGGGAGAAGGTGCAGAAGCTTATAAGTGGATTGCTTATCGGTAACTCCAACAATGAGAACGGAGGCTCGTGGACTACAGATGCAGAAGGTCGTTCGCACCTTATCACAGATTACTTGGAGGTAAGAATGAAGGCTATCTTCGAGGAGCTGGTCATCAATAAAACATCCACCATTGGCGGTAAGGAGATTATCTCTCCTGCTGGTGGCGTGGTGGCTCATAAGGTAGAAGAGGTTACTGTGACATATAATAATGTGTCACAGAAGGTTTATCGTTGCTATTTCTTAGCAGAGCAGGAAGGCGATGCAGTGGATAATGATTTCGCTGTTGGCGACCAAGTGCGTTCGGAATCTTTTAACGTCCGCAAGGGCACTTATCACAAGGTTGGCAATCACTTCTATTGGCGATTGGTAATCGGTCGTGATGAAGACCCTGTAGAGCTGGAAGGAAAGAAATATCATTATATCGACCTCTCTGATACCGATTGCGCTACGGCAAGCGATGTTCCTGCTAAAGGTGATGTGCTCAATCAGTGCGGTAATAGAACCGATGTAGAACGCCAGAACTGTCTTATCTTCTCGGCGGTAGATACCTATTCGCCATCCATTAGCCTCTATCACGGCATCAACAGCTATTCCTTTGCCAATAGGGAGTACGTGGAATATGGTGTGAATAAGCAGACCAACAAGGCTTTCTTTAACGTTTATGGTGATATGTATGTAGGCGACCGACCTACTAAGGAGAATGGCTATGAGGGTAGTAGCTACATCAAGTATGACAGCGCAGCCAAGCAGGTATCTGTTAAAGGCAAAATCTCAGCCAAATCCACAGTAGATGGCAAGGAATTGTCTCAGTACATCAAGGAGAACTCAGCAAAGGGCTTGACAGAGGAGCAGGTGAACAATCTCATCAAGAACTCGCAGGTTATTACTGACTTGCAGAATCAGGTGGATGGTGCTATCGAGACGTGGTTCTATGAGGGTGTGCCTACTTTGAAGAATGCTCCAGCCAGCAGTTGGGCGACAGACAAGGAAAAAGATACCCATTTGGGCGACCTCTATTATGACAACAAGACGGGCAAGGCATATCGCTTTGCCAAGGATGGCAACACCTATAAGTGGACTATCATTACAGATACCGACATCGCTAAAGCCCTTTCAGATGCAAGCAAGGCACAGGAAACGGCAGATGGCAAAATGAAGGTATTTAGCACTCAGCCGAACCCACCATACCAAGTTGGTGACATTTGGGTTAATGCGACTTATCCAGCAGACGGCAGTACCTATAAGAATGAGGTATTGCGCTGCCAGACTGCAAAGGGTGCTGGTTCTCAGTTCGCAATCGGTGATTGGATAAAAGCATCTAAATACACCGATGATACCGTTGCTAACGCAGCCCAGGCAGCGGCGGAGAAAGCGCAGAAGGCGGCAGAAAAGGCGCAGGGTGACATCAGCAAATTAGGAACTACCGTCACCACCAACAAGAAGGCTTTCGACAGCTACGTTACAGATGGCTATCTAGAGCCTTCTGAGATTGCGGCTATGGCGCAGGATTCCAAGCGACTTGAAGATGCTTTCGCAGCTGCCGAGAAGTCGTACAATGAAGTGAAGGGAGCAGAGGTGTTAAAGAGTACAAAAGAACTCACCGACCTTAATACTGCTTTCACTACTCTCTCTACTGCTAAGACGGAACTCGTTACGTATCTCTCAGATATATCTACAAATTACAATAAGGCTGATACCAACGGCAAGGCTGCTATCGTCTCAGCCGTGGGAACGAAGTTTACCAACTTCCAGTCCGCATACAGCGCATTCTATGACAAACTTGGCTTGGCAAACGCCTATATCACTAGCAAGATATATGGTGACTTGAAGCAGAATATCACAGACCTCGCAGGTTACAAGTATCTCAAGGATGCGCTCGGTCAGACTACACATATTGACGGTGGTCTTGTAATGACAACGCTCCTTGCGCTGAGAGACGGAGACGGAAACGTTCAGAGCGGTATCAACGGAGCAATAGACACGAATAGAGGAAAGAAGAGTATCGCAACATGGTGGGGCGGTCAGATGGTGGATAAGGACTATAATAGCGGAAATCTTACCCCTGCAACCTCCCTCATCCGCTTCGATGGCTCGGGTTATCTTGCCAATGGTGCTATCTGGTGGGATGTGAGCGGAAAGGTTCACGCAGACCCGACATCGTTTATCATCAGTGAGAAGAATCTTGGCGCATACCTCACCTTCTTCGAGCCGACTTGGAAGGAAGGAAGTGCAGGAACGAGCGTTGCCGACCTTGTGTCTTTGAAGCCAAACGCTCCATTCTCTAAACTTGGCGTATCGGGCGATGCTACATTCGAAGGCGCAATCTCCTTCCATGGCATTAAGCTCACGTATGATTCCAAAAACAAGGCTATCAAAATTGATGGCAATCTCTATACCACAGGTGGTATCACGGCATACGGAGCAGGAGCATCTACCACGGGTGGTGGCGGCTTGATTGCAAGCGTAATCAGCTATGCGAGAATCATAGAGGGAAACTATACGGATGCGGACTTGACTAGCATTCCGAATGCCTATGCTATAAAGGCTCTCAGCAGCCGAATTGACAATATAGCATCAGAGCTTGGCGGTCTGAGCCTTTCTTGGAATAACATCACGGGTAAGCCATCAACATTCACACCTAGTGCGCATACCCATAAGTGGACAGAAATCACTGACCGCATCACGAAGGTAAGCCAGCTTACCAATGATAAAGGGTATCTGACTGCTCATCAGTCTCTCGCAAGCTATTATACCAAAGCGGAGATTGATGCAAAGGGCTATACTACCAATAAGGGTACTGTTACATCTGTAGCTCTTACCCTTCCTACTGGTTTGACGTGCGCAACTAAGACTATCACAACAAGCGGTACGTTTGCCATTAGTCTTGCCTCGGGTTACTCTATTCCTACTACTGCAAAGCAGACGGCTTGGGATGGTGCGGTATCAGCAAAGCATACTCATAGCAATAAGTCTGTACTGGACGGCATTACATCAACGAAGGTAACTTGTTGGGATAGTGCCTATGACTGGTACGCCCTTATAACTACTGACGAGGAGACTGCGGACGGCGTTATCAATAAGTGGAACGAGGTGGTGAGCTTCCTCGCCAATATTGCGCAGACAGACACTTTAAGTGGTATCGTTGATGGAATCAATAAGTCTATATCTGACGAGGTAACAAGAGCGAAAAAGGCAGAAGGGGTGAACGCTTCGGGCATATCCACCAACAAGACGAGTATCACCACCTTGCAGGGCTACTTTACAAGCGGTTCAGCGAAAAAGGCTCTCCAGCTCACGAATACTCGCAAGCTTTGGGGTAACTCGTTTAACGGTACTGCCGATATTAACGGAAGTATCATCGTGCCTGACGGAAAGTACATCTCCATCGGCAACATAAAGATGGAGTATGATGCAACCAATAAGGCGTTGAAGATTACGAACACTACGACTAACGAGGTGGCAAACCTCTATACTAGTGGTGGTGTTTCTGCCTATGGTGTTGGGACATCCTCATCCAGTGGTGGCGGCTTGAACGGCAGTGTGAAGAGTTATTCAAATGCCTTGAAGCTTACATCAGAATCGCTGAGTGAGATTGCCTCTGCCTACTCCATCAAGGCTCTTGATTCTCGTATCTCTAGCTTGGAAGGTGGTAGTGCAACAAGCATTGAAACCACAGGCTCAGGCAATGCCGTAACTAGCGTGTCGAAGAGTGGAACAAAGATAACCTTCACCAAAGGCTCTACATTCTCGCTCAATGGGCATACGCACGACTTCATTACCGTGGGGGCGAATCAAACTATCACGGCTACACAATACACAAACAGCCGTCTGAGCGTGCGCCCTTACTACAACAGCGGTGGTCCGACTATATACGGAAACATCTTGGAGGTTGTCAGCGGAAATAGCGGCGGTGGTCAGCTTGGTATGGAATGGTCGGGAAGCCAAACCAAGACGGACGGAACGGACACCAACGTAGGCAAGTTGTATTATCGTAGCAAGCGAGATAATAAGGCAGGCTGGACGGTTTGGAAGAGACTTGCCTTCGCCGAGGAGCTTGCTTGGGGCAACATCAGCGGAAAGCCTACAAGTCTCAGTGGATATGGTATCACGGACGGTGTGAACGCCGTTAGCGTAACAGGCTCGGGCAATGCCGTGACAGCCGCATCTGTTAGTGGGCATACCTTGACCTTGACGAAGGGTGCTACATATCTCACATCGCATCAGAGTTTAAGTAATTATTACACCAAGAGTAGTGTAGATTCACTTCTTAGTGGTAAGTCGGCAACTAGTCATACACATAGTGTTAAGATTAACGGTGTTACTAAAACTATCGCAGCTACTGGTGGTGCTGCTGTAGATTTAGGAACTTATCTTACTAGTCATCAAAGTTTAGCAGATTATGCTAAGAAGAGTGAAATACCTACAAAAGTAAGTCAACTTACTAATGATACTGGTTATATTACTTCTAGTGGTAGTTGTGCTTATGCTACAAGTGCTGGAAATGCAGATACTGTAGATGGTGAACATGCGTCTGCTTTTACTAGGATTGTGGGTAGACATGCTATCTCTACTTCAGGTACAGCACCTTATAATTACATTCATTTATTTAGAATAGCATGTTCATCAGGTTATTCTACTATTGATTGTGAAATAGATTTTAGGACGAGGTATCATAGTGCTAAAATAGAAATTAGAATTTCTACAGCTAAACATCCTTATAATAATGGAGGAAGTTCAATTTCAATAATAAAGAAAGTTGTAAGTGGTAGAACTTGTGATTTTTGGTTTTTACCTACAGTACAATCATCTAACTATAATTATTATGATGTGTATTATAAATCAGGAGCTTGGAACTCAGGTTCTTATGGAATAATATCAAAAGGTAGTAATGGTATTCTTGTTTTTGAACATAAAGGTACAAATCTTACAAGTTTACCAGATAAAGTTACTCCTGTTAGTAATAACGTTGCTACTTCTGCAACTAAACTTCAAACTCCTAGAACGATATGGGGTCAAAGTTTTGATGGAACTGGTAATGTTAATGGAACTATATATATAAACAATAGTGATTCTGAAAACGGAGCTATAATATTAAATAATAATGTAAATGCTAATGCTCGTATATCAGCTATAAAAGACCAAGTAGTATTTAATACTGGTGCTGCTATTCGTTTTGGAGCAACCAACTGGGAGTATAGTGATTGGGCTGGTCTCAAATATGATACTGTCGCTAATGCTATATATTTAGGTATAGCCGATGGAACTGTATTTAATTATAGTTCTAATAAAAGAAGTAATGGTACACTTAAATTTCCAGGTATTACAACTATAACTCCTGATAGTGGAGCTAGAATTGGAGGTAGTGGTGGTGATTTATATTTAGGTAATGCTAATAATAGTAATTGGGTGAAAGTTCAAGATATATGTAGTCATAATGGTTCTAATTATTGGTATATATATCAAAACGGTAATGCTTATTTTAATAGTATTAATATTAACAGCGGTGCTACATTTAATGGTCCAGTTAAAGTTAACAATATGCTTACTGCTAGAGGTATAATGTTTACAACCGCTGATTCAAATGCATATGGTACGTCATTACAAAATTGGGATGGTAGTATTGGAGCTAATGTTACTAATATGTTTAATGGTATCGAACATAATAATATAAGCTTAGAATATTCAGTAAATGGAGGAAGTTCTTGGACTACATATACTGCTGATCCTAATTATTTATTTAATCTTATAAATGATAATTCTGATACGACCAATTTCTATTTAGGTAATAATGTTATGAGTGGTAGTAGCGATGCTGATAAAGTTACTCAAATAAAGAAAAATCAACTTAGAGTTACTATTAAAATACCTCCTGAAGTTTATCAAGAACTCGCTTGGATAAGTGTTGATGTAAACAATGGAGTTAGCATTAAATGCCAAGTATATTTTGGAAATAGTAGTGGTGTTTACACAGAATATGTTTCTAAAGTACTTGGTTGGTCTCATAGATGTGACATTTGTGTTGGTCCTTTAAATGTAAATGTAGGTAACGATACTTATCGTTATGTAAGATTAGTATTTAGTCATCTTAGTAGTCAAACATCATTACGTAATGGTATTGTTTCTAGAATTAGAGCTTTGGCTTTAACAAAATATAATAATGGGTCTGAAAGATATAATATTAGTACTACTGGTCATATATATAATTATGATTATAATATGAATACTTACTTCCCTAATAGCATTCTTGCTAAAGGTGGAGTTACAGCTTATCAATCTTCTGACATCCGCTTGAAGCAGGATTTGCGCAAGCTGGACTACTTGGGTATCATCAAGGCAATGGGTGGCACTTATGGCTTCGCTTGGAAGAAGGACAACACAAGGTCTATCGGCTGGATTGCACAGCATGTATTGCACAACCCTCAGTTAAAGGACATCGTGGAGACGGACGAGAAGGGCTACTACAAGATTAACTACTGGTCTCCGAAGCTGATTGCAACGGCATTCGGTGCTATCGAGCAGGTGGGCGATGAGGTCAGCAGGTTGAAGGCTCGGGTGGTCTTCCTTGAATCAGAGGTTCAGCGATTGAGTGGAGATAAGGAAGACTGCAACAAGAAGAGATTAGATAACAAGAATATTAATTTATTAAATTAGTTAAGAAAATGGAGAATTTAAAGATTAACAAGAAGAGTGAACAGACAACCGCCACTTATACCAAGGGCGGCTATCGAGTAGAAATCACCTACAATGTTGACAAGACGGGTGGCAACATCGAGAGCATCAATATGAGTATCTATGGTGACCCAAATGGTAACTATCTCGGCAATGCGAACGCAAGCTACAACGGCAGCGAGCTGACCTACAACATCAGCGGTGTTCCGCAGAGCAAGCTCAGTGAGGTATCAGCATTGATTAAGGAGGTTAATTCCGCTATCGCCGCTAATATTGCAAGCGAGGCAGCAGAGTAAGTATCGTGAGTATTAACGCAGGGTGGCTCTTATAGAGCTGCCTTGCCTAGTGTTTTAAGTTCTAAAGATTAAGCGTATGAAACAATTTATCTTATGGCTTGCGAAAGTATTCAATGTAACAGTAGAGCGAGTTGTTACTAAAGAAGTTATCAAGGAAGTAGAGACAGTTCGATATTTAACTAATGGAGAAATTAAAGGTGATGTTTCTATAGATGGTGATCTTCTTATTAATGGTAGTTTAACTGTTGCTGGTGGAATAACTTGTTATAAAGAAGGAGGTAATTATGAGTGTAAGTAATGGAAAGATAACTGCTCCAGTTAGTATAGACGATGTTAAAAGTGTTTTTGGCTATGGTAGTAACGACCTAGCATCCCTTTGCACTTACGAAGGCATCAACATGTGGGCGAAGTATAAGCCCGTTGACTCAGACAACGCTTTCCTTGATATCAATACTGGGTGGAAGGGTAAGAGGAATGACTGCAACATCAATTATCCTAAAGCAACAAGTATCTATGATATAAAGGGCTATTATTCGCAAGCGGACAACGGCTTCACCCATAGGACGGCATCTGCACCTTACAGACTAGGAGATTTTCGCGGGTATAATCATAACGCAAGAAGTGAATACCTAGGAATTGGCACGACAAGTCCATCAGCGGAAGATGCCGTAAGTATTAGCGCAGCATATAATCTGCAAAGTGTCGATTCTGACTGGATAAGCATGAAAGACTTGTTGGATGATGGTAACATAACCTATCACTTTGGTGTGTTGCTCTATAACAACAATGGCGACAAGCTACAGTATATGAGAACATCAGATACAAACATCGTTAAGTTTACAAAGGTCCACGCAGGCACATACACAGTCTATCCGTTTATGAGCAGCGTGGATTATACAAGCAGTGATTTCCCTCAGTTACAAGCGGGTTCGTATATCCCTATACCAGTATTACAGCCAATCACTCTTGTGGTGAAAACCAGAACAGACATTAATGCTAGCAAGGTTACACTAAGACAAAGTGGTCTTGGAAGTGCAACGATTGAGAATGTTGATAGCGTGTCTCATGTTGTTTCATTGCAACTACGTTTTTCTTCGAGCAAGGAAAATAGTAGTATGCAGTTTGGCGAATCTATTCTTATGAGAAATACAAAACTGGCTGGCGGTGATAGTAAAACCGTTCTTTTCAAGAACCAAATGCAGAGTGGAAAAACTTACGCATTATGGCTGTATGTGGACTATGTTTTGACTACTAAGCAAACGGTATTTAGCCAAGGAATTATTGATTAAAAATAATATTTGATTTTCTTGCCAGTTTGGGATATATTTCTTATCTTTGCAACGGAAATAGAAAGGTATTCTGTATAGCAAGTTAATTGGCGAAGAATATTTATAACATAAAAATAAAGAAACAATTATGAAGAAGATTAAGACAATCGAGGCTGTCGCAGCCTACAGAACGTTGAAAGCATTGAAGACATCATCTATGAGCGATGATGCCGCTATGCGAGTTTGGAAGAATATGAAGGCACTGCGCCAAGTAGCCGACACTTACGACAAGGATGTGAAGGAAGCGCAGGAGAGCCTGAAGGACGATAAGTTCGAGGAGATGCAGCACAAGCTTCAGGAGTGCCAGCAGTTGGAGCAGAAGCACGCCGATGAGGGCTACGAATACACCAAGGACGATTCAGTCAAGTTCGCTGAGGTCAATGAGTACTTCTTCAATCAGAAGCAGAAGACCGAGAAGTATTTCAAGGAACTTGCCGACAAGGAGGTAGAGGTAGCCATTGAGGAAGTTGACGAGAAGGAGCTGTTCAAAGCTGCTAAGGATTGCGGCTTGAAGTTCGCTGATATGGAGACCCTTGATGTTGTGATAGGATAATACCAGTGTAGATATAATAATAGCGTTAGAATTTGGCAAGAAAGCCGTTCTAACGCTATTTTTGTAGCCATCTACTTTCAGATTGTTACATTTTATAAAGTTTAACACAAAAATCAATCAAAAACCAATTACTTTTATTAGAAGATGCGTACCTTTGCGGCATCAATCTTTTAAATCAACTAAAATATAACAGCTTATGACTAAAGAGGAAGAAGATGAAGTCCATCGGTTAGTTCAATCAGTCGGTGTTGTACAGTTGTCAAGAGTAATGTTTAAGGACATGGACGTTAGCGAAATGATAAACGTCATTATCCTTGCAGGTAGAGGCTACAGCATAAAGCTACTCACTTGGTTTAAGTATTATTGTGAAGTGATGCCTCTGTTTATCATGCTTTTTCATATTGCATGCATGGTAACATTTGCGTCTCACGAAAAAGAAATGTGCGTATGGTTTAAGGAGAATTGGGTATCGGCAGCATTTATCTATTTTTCCGTTTACATCCATCCGCTTATACTTATAATTGCGAGCAGATTCTTTTGGCTCTGCTACAGATGGCGTATTCCGATGATCATCTACCTATTTGGGATAAATGCTATTCATATCGTATACTGGAATGTTTTTACCACCAAAGAAATGGTGGAAGCTAATGTTGTAATACTTGTAATGACCATTATATTTTATGTATATGGTTTTGCCGATAAGTATTTCTCAGGCAAGGGCTGTCAAAGTTTAATCTCTAGATTATAATGATATGGGAAAGTTATTTGGTTATCACACCTTGGGAGTGTTATTAAAATCGTTATCGGATTCTTGTTTTCGAGCAGACGAGCAAGAGAAGAGAGGGGAGAAGGTAACTGCTTGCGGAATGAGTAGCGATGAGATAGAAGACCTTTGTGAGAACTATCTGCCGTATGCTCTCAACCCGATGCTATCTACCGAGGAGGTCAAGGAGAAACTGCACGTTTCTGATGCTACATTGAATAGAATGGTCGCTAGAGGTGATATTCCGAATGGCGAGTGCAAGAAGCGTGGGCACACCCGATATTTTAAGAAGTGGGATATTCTTCACTATATTAAGAGTAAGAGAGGTAAGTGATTGCCTCTCTTTTTTATTTAGCACAATATAATAGACAAAAAAACACACATTTCCCCGAAAAATATACGCACTTTTTGCCTTAAATTATACATAACGATTATACTATTGGCGTGGTATAGGAACTTTTTGTTTTAATTCCAAATTTCGATACTTTTAAAAATACAATATTTCGAGGAAATTATATACAATATTTCTTCAAAAATATATATATGCGTTTATATGAGTGCATAAAGTTTTGCACTTTTTCGTAAAATCTATTTGATGATTAAATATTTTGTTGTATATTTGCAGCGTTATTGTTTAATCATCAAATAGTTATAGTATGGCAGATAGAATTAAAGATATTGTTGTAGGCGTAGTTCTTGCACTCCTCGCCTATCTTAAACCGATTGAAGGCGAGTTGTCTTCGCTTATGATCGTCTTCACCCTCAACTTTATTTTCGGTTATCTTAGTGGCATGATTGCAAAAGGAGAGAACTTCGAGTTGAAGAAGGCAGTTGTGTGCATCGGTCACGCTACTGTGTTCTTCGTCCTTTGTGCAGCAGTATATGCAATCGGACGATTCAAAGGACAAATGGAAGGTTCCGTTCAATGTGTTTCTTTTATCTCGTATCTAGTATTGTGGTTCTACGGATGCAATATTCTGAAGAACTTGAAACAGATATTCAAGAAAGGTACCCCTCCTTGGTATGTAGTGAGTTTCCTCTATTATCTCATGCGCTTCAAATTTATCGAGAAGATTCCATATTTGTCAGACTATCTAAATTACACAGAAAAGGAGGAAAAGATATGATGTTAGCGATTATTATGGTGGCAGCTATTATAGGAAGCATTCTTGTATTTGGCTGCATTATTCAAGGAAATGATTATAGCGAGGAGGAGAAGTAAACATGGCTGATTCTAGTAAACTCGTTCCGTTTATCCTCAGTTGGGAAACGGACAAATATACAAATAACAAGCATGACAGGGGTGGCGCTACAAAATACGGCATTACCCTTGCTACCTGGAAAAGAGTCGGGTATGACAAGAATGGTGATGGTGTCCTTAACGAGGAAGATGTAAAACGCCTTACTGAGGAAGACTTTCATCGTGTTTTTAAGCAGAACTATTGGAACGCTTGCAAAGCAGATAGAATACAGGATCAGAGCGTAGCCAACATGCTGGTAGACTTTGCTTATAATAGCGGAGTCAGCAAAGCGGTAAAACATCTGCAACTTGTATTAGGTATCACAGCAGATGGTATTATCGGTAATAAGACGCTGTATGCCATTAATAAATCCAATGGAGAAAGATTATTCGAAGCCTTCAAGAAAGATAGAAAAGCTTATCTAAAGAGAATTGCAGTCGGTGACCAGAAAGTTTTTCTTAAAGGGTGGCTTCGCAGACTTAGCTACATTACGTATCGTAATCTAAAATTGAATAAATGATGAAATGGTATGATATAAGATTTTGGAAATGGGCAACCATTACCCTAGTGGTAGGTCTTGCGCTTGTTTCTGTCTTAGGGTGCAGTACTCCTAGAGCAGTAACTACACAAACCTTCATCACAGACAAGCAGAGTGAAAAGAAGTTCGATTCCCTCTTCACTACCCGATTGTCTTATGCCTTCGAGCAATGGCAACATATCCAAAAGCGAGAAACAGAAAAGGCTACAAAAGATAGCAGCTATGTAAAAGATAGCACAGCAACCCGATATGATGCGCAAGGGAATAAGATTGGCGAAGATCGTTTTCATTACGAAAGTCACTATTTATTTGAAAAGGAACGAAGAATGCTACTCGATACCATCAGTACATATAAAGCATACAAAGATAGCTTTATATATTACAGAGAAAGATGTGACTCATTATCAAAGATTGGTACCTCTCAGTTCTATAAGATTAACGCTCCTTCTATAAAAGAGAAATCTCTGTCAAGTATGCAGAAGATATTCTTAAAAACGGGGCAGATGTTTTGGTTCTGCTTTATACTCATAGTTATGTACTTATTATATATATCAAGGAAGAAAAAGAAATGTTCTTAGAAAAGTTGTTTAATTAAGGTTTTAAGATTTATTTTTGGATAACTAGGGCGACTACTCGTGATGAGCGGTCGCCCTTTTTGTTTGCAAAGTAAATTCTTCCGTTCTAAGAGGATTAAAAATGAGTCTACCTACCATCACCATAAACCACTGATTTAGAGCCACTAACGAAAACTATGATAGCCTTATAGCTTATTTCAAAACAATTTTCTAACTTTGCACACGTAACGTTACAAATAGTGTTAGTTAAATATTAAGGTTAAATTAAAAATTCGGGATATGGAAAGTAAAACTTACGTGTTCAATCCAGAGAGCGGCACAAGCGGCACAGGCTCTAATGGAATCTTGGCTATGCTTCCTGCACTCATGCAGAGACAGGGTGTTGACCCAGGTCTTATTGCACTCTTGAACAACCGTGGAAACGGAAATGGTTGGGGTGAAGACATCTTTGCAATCCTCCTCTTGTTCATCCTTATGGGCAATAATGGTATGGGGTTCTTCGGAGGTAATCGCTGCATGGGTTCTAACGGACAGGGCGGTGTTGTGCCAATGCTTAACAATGATGCCAATACAGCCGTTATCATGCAGGCTGTTCAGCGCAATGGTTTCGACGTTCAGAGCTTGGCTACAGCCCTCAACACATCAAGTGATGCAGTCATGGCTGCAATCAATGGCTTAGGTCATCAGATTTGCAACCTCGGCAATCAGATGGGCATGAATGCTAATCAGATTTTGACTGCTATCATGCAGGGTAACAATGCCATCGCTACTCAGTTGGCAGAATGCTGCTGCAAGACCAACAACGCCATAACTGCTATGGATGGCAACATCAAGCTGTCTATCTGTCAGCAGACCCACGCCATCAATGATACGGCAAACGCCAATGCTTTGATGCTCCGTGACAAGGCAGATGCTAACAATCAGTCTGTCTTGGCTAAGTTGGATCAGATGCAGACACAGGCAATGCAGGATAAGCTCGATGCTTTGAGAGAGAAGAACAGCGCCCTGCTTGCTCAGATTTCCAATGAGCATCAGACACAGGCTTTGCAGTCTTATCAGGCGCAGGTCATCACACCAGTAAATGCAGCTTTGGCTGCACTGCAGGCAGAGGTGGCTGGTATCAAGTGCAAGTTGCCTAATACCATCAATGTTCAGTACCCTCAGTACGGAGTATTCAACAAGGACGTTTATACTGCTGCCGCCATGGGAGCTTATGCAGGTGATGTAGCGGCTTCTCGTTCAACTGTAGGATGCGGTTGTTAGGAAAGGAGGTAACTATGTTCCCTTTATATCCATTCAATCCATTTATTCCAATCGGTCAGAGAAACCAAATCAAACGTATTGATGTAGGCGGTATCTATGAACTGAAGACAAATGCTCAGCAGGTCACAGATGCTAGTGTAGATTATGGTATCAATCCTTGCTACTACAATGCTTTGCCTTGCGAGTGCATTGTACTCTTAAAGATACATCAAGGAGTTGTCGCGGCAAGTGCGACACTTCCTGTCACGATCGTAACTCCAAATAGTGGTTCGACCACTATTAACGGAACCGCCAACACTAGCGGAACTACTTCCGGCACAACAAAGGTGCCAGTTGTTGATCATGCGGGAAATGCAGTGACGGGAGCTAGCGTTTCTGAAACTACGGAGGCTTTGGCATACATCAATAAGAAGAGCGGTATTATCCGACTGCTTGGGTTTCAGCAGCCTACAGGCGGCTAACAGAGTATTAACTATGGGACAGACTGAAAAGTCTGCCCCTTTAATAAAAGAGAAAGAAAATGTTTCAAGGACTAAGACAGTCTTCTCTCTTCTACATTTTAGACAAGGGAGGAGAAAAGCCGACTCTAAAAATCGGTCAAGTAATATCGGTCAGCAATCCTCAGCAGAAATATCCTAGCTATATGCCAGGACAGACTCCGACATTGGAGACGACCGTTGATGTTAAGGTGCAAGTAGAGGACCAGCAGGTCAATTTCGAAAAGCTGCCATCTACGGCACAGATAGTGAACTTCGGCAATGAAGGTGTTGTTGTCAGTGACAGCAGAGAAGCTATGTGCGCCGAGATTGATGCTATGTTGCGACATTCAAAGGGAGTCGTGGAAAGTGTAGATTACCACAATGGAGTTATAAGCTCCTGCGAGGAAATGCTCACTAGAATCAACCCACAGATTGCTAAGGAAAAGCAGCAGGAAAAAGACATCAGTAACCTCAAATCAGAGGTCAGCGGCATGAAGGGAACGCTATCCAATATTGAATCCATGCTGTCTAAGGCTTTGAGCGGTAACAATTTTAAAAAGTAATTGCTATGGGATATATGGTAGAAATTACGGAAAACAAGTTCGATGAGCTTGTTGACAACTGCGAGGAAATGGTTCGAGCAGGTGGCAAGGTTATGAAGTGCTTGGATAGTTTGAAGCGCGAGCGTATGGGAAACCGTATGCCAATGCCAGACTATCGTGACAAGTGGGACGATGAAGATTGGCGCGACGAAGACCGCTATGGAGAGCGACGCTACTATGGTCGCCGTGGTGGTGGACGTTACTAATGTTTAATTCGGTGGTGGGGATTTTTCCCTGCCACCCTTAAAAGAAAGAGCTATGGGAAAATGTAGAATGCCTTTGGATGCTTACGATATGAAGCCAGAAGGAATGATAGCATATCTGAGATATAATGGCTGGCACTTCAACAAGAAGGCTTGCGAATGGGCAGTCAGTCAGATGAGAAAATACAACCCAGTCACCAAAAAGGATGAGGAGGTTGACTATATGGATAAGGATAAGGTTGAATCCATCCTTACCAAGCAGGGAGTGACACTTGAAAATAATGTAGGCTATGATCATGTCTATGTGGCAAACATGGTTAAGGCTGATTTCTATAAGTCTTCCATCGAGGACGAAGCTCACATGGCTTTGTTCGTGAAAGATATGGTTGATGATACCGATCAGAAGGATGGCTTCATCTTTAACAGATTCTATGCCGATTGCAACCATAATGGCATCGGCATTCCATGGGATGATATTTTATGATAAGTCAAGAGATATATCTAGAAAAGTACGATTGGAAAGTTCTTGTGTTTTACGGTTTGGAATCATCAGATACCGATGAGGTATGCAACTCCCTTGTGCAGATAGACTGCACAGAAAAGGCAGTCGAAAGCGCAAGGGAGCATTGCTTACGAGGAATACCGAACACAGGTCTAACCTACTCCAATCTTGCAGGTAGGAAGAGCGTGGTTGCTATTAGCAGAACCACATCAGAATATGAGTTCGTGAATACTGCCACACACGAAATGTTTCATGTTGTCACTCATATCTGCGAATCACTAGGTATTGACTTGAAAGACGAAGAGCCTTGCTATATGATGGGATGGCTCTGCCAGGCAGTTAGTAGGATATTCATTTAAAATTTAGAAATATGACGGACATTAAATTAATGGTGGATGCTGCAAGGCAGCTAAACCAAACTTGGAAAATGAGTAGTAATGATTTGGAGACAGGAAATATCCCAAACGATGTGTATAATGCTTTGTGCGAAGTGGATGAAGCCGTAACCAATCTGATTGACAAAGTCGGCGAAGCTACAAAAATCATTACATTAAGCAGTATCTACAAAAGCGTATAACTCTTTGATACTCAGTGAGTTGAATTTAGTATTTTTAACTAAAATAAAATGTGGTATATTTGCATATATCACATTTTTTTTGTACCTTTGCATATAGAAAGAGTGGTTATTTTGACTAACCACAGATTATGTTGAACCAATTAAAATCTTAAAAAGATGGAAGAAATTAAGGAAATCAAAAAGAATTATGAAATGGGATTCATTTCGTCCAATGAATTTCTTTGTGAATATGCAGGTGTCCTTTCTAAACTAGGAGCGCAGGGTGAACTGATTGATGCTATGAATACAGTATTAGCTCCGCTTGCAGATTTCATAGTGAAGGACATCTTGAATGCCAGCGATGACGAGAAGAAACAGATTAAGGACTTCTTTAATTTTAAGTAGATATGGAAACCATTCTTTTAATAAACGGATTAATTTTTCTATTTGTCGTAGCGATAGTAGATTTAGCAATGAAACATTAATAAAACAAGCCCTCGACAACACGGTCAAGTCACTTATATGAAAGCAATTAAAGTAGCAGTATTTTTTGAAATGATGAAAAGACTTATGATACAGTATTCATTCGACGAGTTGCAGGGTACTACTTTCAGAAGTCATTTCAGTGCAGTTGGCCTAGGAGATACACAGGAGCGAAACGGCTTCTTCCTGGCAGTCTACATAACAGATAACTCTGTGTTACAAGATGGCTTCATGAAGGGAGTAAGAACTTATCTTGATGATGCAGTCGTATATAAGTACGATTCTCCTTACCAAGACAAGGATGTTTTAGAGAAAGAATTAATGTACATAATTGAGATTAAAAATGAAGACTAGTAGCTTATATGTTACCCGCGATGATTCAATGTATGACACAAAGAGCGGGTTTGAGACTTACGAGGAGGCCAATGCCTATCGTGAGGAGTGTCAGAGAAGTTGGATCAATCATGCTGACTATGTTTTTCTTATAACAAGAGACTCTGCCGGGAATTTTGTCAAAGAGACAAACTTGACAAAAGCAACAAAGGAAGAGAGAATCAAGCTTCTTGAAGAAGCAGGCATTCCATTGAAATAATTTGTAACCAATTAAAATATTAAAGATTATGACAACAGCAACAAATTTGAGTAAGGCTGCCGAAGATATGGTAGCAGTTCCTTCTTCAGTTAATGAAGACAAGTTCTTTGATTTCGAGAAAGCCAAGACTCAGGCAATCACTCTCGAACAGTTGAGTCGTACACACCGCGAGGATGATGTTTACGGAAATCCGCTCCGTGGCATCTATCACTTTGACCTTTTCAACAAGGTCATTGATGAGTGTACAGAGCTCGGCTACAATGTGGAGGTTTATGATATGTTTGCAGCACAGAACAGAGACCGTCAGTCGCCTGGAGTGGTTCGCCTCCCACAAGTGGAAGCGGTCAAAGGTCAGCATGCGGTAGAGGCGCATATTCTCCGCCGAGTTTATGCCAATATTCGTATCACTGATTTTGATAATGATGAGACTACTACTAATGTGGCCGTAGCCTTCCATCAGAAAGGTATTCAGATTGGATTCGGTCCGAATGTGATGATTTGCCACAATCAGTGTATGCTCTCTCCAGAACTGTATATGTCCAGCTATTCCGAAAAGGGCAAGAAGGGTTCCGGTATGGAAGTGGCAGCAATGCTTGATACATTAAAGTCATGGCTGGTAGATGCCCGGCACATCATCGAGACTGATCGTGAGCGTATTGCCAAGATGAAGGAGACACGCATTACTGCAGAACAGATGTTCTTGCTCATTGGTTTGATGACTGCTACAAGAGTAAAGGCAGATACATCACGAAAGTCTATTCGTGAGAATATCACCTACCCTCTCAATCAGTCACAGATTACACTCTTTACAGAGGATATGCTGGAGGCCTATCACGATAAGGAGTTTGTAACTGCCTGGGATATGTATAATTCTGCTACCAACTTGTATAAGGCTAACAGAATGGATATCCCTGCCCTTTTGCCACAGAACAGGGCAATGGTTAACTTCATGAAGGCCAATGGTCTGATAATTTAA